ATAGTATTGAAGGATTTGAAATAGTTGCGGTAGCCACGCCAATAATTACGCAGCGATACCATCCATTCCCAACGCTTTGAATACTTGCAGTAGTAGATGAACCAACCGAACCAACAACCCCGCTATTCAAATCAAAGTTTGCCCACACATTAGTTCCAAAGGTGCTGGAAAATCCTTGTAACTGAATAAAGTTATTTGTATTTTTCTTTGCGTAGATTGATGCAGTATAACTTATACCACTTATTACTGAATTAACTGCATAAATATAATGCGGACTGCTTGTTCCATCTCCCGCAAATGTATCCGCAGTCAAAGTACCGCTTGGTGAAGTCGTTGTGTTGGCAGTTATAGTTGCTGCTAAATTTGGCCAAGCAGCATTCGAGAAATCCTCACTCTGCTGCAACAGATTATAAGGAGCCTTGCGAATCACTCCCGTAGAATCCGTATAAGTTCCAGCAGCAGTAGAGTTAGCAAAGTCAATGTCCCTTGCGTAGTACTCGTCATTGATTAACTTATACCCAAGTACATCTGCTTCCTTAATACCCCAGTTACCTCCTCCGATAACTACACTTGCATCGTTAATCATTGTAATACACAGTTAAGAGATTGTGCCAGTAGAGCGTATGTTCCATATCCTTCAGATGTGAGGACTTCGAGTTGGTCATTGCTAAGGCGTGTCGTGAATAGGGCGGCTTGGTTTGTTTTGTAAGAAATAACACCTCCAAGCATTTGAATTACATCAAAAGAGAAATTTGGGTTAACCGCACTCGTTCCTACTTGCACTCCGTTCACATATAAAACAGCACCTGCTGAACTCCAAGCAACAGCTGCTTTTGCTCTTGTTATATTTGCTGTATAACTAATTAAAATCCCAGAAGTAGCACGAACATCTACTCTAAAAGTAAGATTAAAACCATTCGTGGTAATTCCAATCCAGTTTGTAAAAGCGGTATTTCTTATACCAAAATCTGGATTACCAGTATTTGCAGGCGCACCAGTAACATCGTTAACGTCCCAAAAGATAGTACCAGCACTTTGTCCAATGATTGAAGAAACGCCCGTCTTACTTGCAGTGTCCGCAATCCTTGTCACCGCTGCCGTGGTTGTAGGGATGTAGGTGGTTGGGTAGGTAGCATTTTGCTCCCATTGAACGCCCCACAAATAAAAACCGTCTCCGCTATTTGGAGAAATAACAGCACCAGTTATAGTTTGTAAAGTAGTAGTAGTTGTTATAAGTACGGCTGAGGTTACAATTACAAAACGATACCAGCCATTGCCAATATTTTGCGATGAAACGGTTGCAGTCCCTGCAATCAATGTAATAGTACCATTTGTTAAATCACAGGTAAAAGTTGGCCTATTGCCAGTCCAAGCGGTTACAGTTGCAAGCCTTAAGGTAACAGCTGTTACTTCTTTTGCTTTTGCGAAGAAACTAATTGTTTGTATTTGTCCAGTAGTTACGTTAACATTTTGGGATTGAAATGTTACTGCATTACCTCCCGTTGTTTGTTGAATGTAACTGGCATTTTGCGTTCCGTCTGGTGATATTGTGTTATTATCTGTAATTGTTAATTCAGTTTTGAATGCCCAAGAATTAATTGCTTGAGAATATAGCATTGAGTTAGTGCGTTGGGGTTCGAGCAACAGACGCCCACAACTACTCAATGTCCCGTCTGCGTTACGGAAGTCGATTCGTGGTACGTCTTGACGGTTGGTGGTTGGGAAGTAGTCAAGGGCGGAAGTGCCTTCAACGACTTGTGCTGCTTGGATTAGGATGTTGCCACTTGTTCCGCTCGTGGAGCCGTTCGCATCCGCCACAAAAATACGGACGGTTGAAACTGAATCTGTGAACGTAATTGAGCAACGATACCAACCACCACCAACAGACGAAATAGAAGAAGTACAACCAATTGTAGTGCCAAGCGTTCCGTCCTGTAAATTGAAATAAGCGGTTCTGTTTGAAGTTCCGTCTACCCGAAGGAATATCCAATTTTTAGTTCCAGCCTTGGCGTATGCGCTAAAAGTATATGAACCGCTTGTCAGTGTAATGTTTTGGTCTACTCGTCCCGATGCAGAACTTTTTGATAACAACCAAGCGTTATTCGTACCATCGTATCCTGTTTGGCCGCTTGTTAAGGTAGCAAAAGTAGTTGTCCAAGTTGTAGTGAACGTATTGCTTTGCTGCAACAAATTCCACGGAGTACGTTCAATCACCCCTGCACTATTGGTACGGGTGGCATCAGATGCTCTCGTAAAGGTCAAGTCCCCTAATCCGCTGGTTGGCTTTTGGGCATATACTACGTCCTCCTTTATTCCATCGGGGACAAGTACCCAAGATGCAGGTTCTAACAGTCTGTCTTGGTTCAACTCATTAATAGCAGCAGCGTCACAGGCAGTGTTCTGTAGTACTCCGCCAGCTTCTGTTACTCTTCTGATATATGAGGATACTAATGCTCTCCCTGCGTTAAATGCAGAGATGCCCTTCTGTAGTGATAGTCCTAATCCTAACATATCTTATAAGGTTGTGAGTTCTGCCAGTTGGGCGTTGGTTAAAGCGGTTGGAAATAAAACCATTTGCCTTACATTACCATAAAAAGGAATACCTCCATCCCCACGGTCAAATCTAATAGCATTCAAAGTGTTTATAGAATAGGTGCTACCACTTGTATCAGTTCCAACCTGTACGCCATTAATCCATAACGAAAAATCGTTCGTTTTATATTTTATGGCTATCTTGTTATTATTTGTAAGTGTTTGAGCGCTAATTATTGAAAATTGGTTAACCGCACCTACACGACCCACTGCTGAAGCATTACTCAAAGATAATTCAATATATATATTGTTATTATTCGTTCCATCGGAAATAGCTAACCTCACTGTGTCATTTGACAATCCTTGAATTTCAGCAAATAAAACACCTTCTTGGCTGTTAATCAAACTTGAAACGCCCGTCTTACTTGCAGCGTCCGCAATCCTTGTCACCGCTGCCGTTGTTGTAGGTACCCACGTTGTAGCATAAGCGCCAAGCTCCATTTGTGGGGCTGCTATGCGGATGGTGAAGTCGTAGGCGGCTCCGTTGGTTAAATTTCCAAGAACACCATTTACAACACGAGCAGTAGTAGCACCGCCAGCGAGTGTTTCAGTTTGTGAAAATCTATTTAGATTGGATGTTGGTGTGATAGCAAAACTAACATCTCTTACATAAACACCTGCTGAGGTGTATTCAGCAAAAAGTGAACGATAATTATTTGGAGGATTAGGTAATGAAATCGTTTTAAGGTAAAAAGACCCCGTCCAAACTTGTCCATTTGCCGCTGTAATTCCTGTAACGGTTTCAAATGCTAATAGAACCGAAGTCCCCGTTGCAGTTCCGTTATATCTTACGTCAACATACGGAAGACCATTTTCGGTGCCAGTTCCTACAATAGTCCGTGTAAGTCCAGCACCAAGAAGTTGAGTCCAATTCGTAGGCAAAGTACCAGGACTCCCCGCCACCGCTCCCACCATAGAGGAGTTGCGGATTGAGTTGGTGCGTTGGGGCTCTAATAGTAATCTTGGACAGGTGGACAGAGTTCCGTCTGCATTACTATAGTCTAAGCGGGGGACATTTAATCTGTCAGTAGTAGCAAAGTAAGGTAGGGCTTCGGTACCTTCAGCGAGTTGGGCTCCCCAAACAAAGACGGATGTTGTTAAGGTGCTTGATTCTGCTCGGGCGGATGTAGCTGATGGAATAATATTAGCAAAGAAAGCACTACCAGAACCTGTAGCTGTTGCCGTTGCGGTCATAGTGCAGCGATACCATCCGTTTCCAACATTTGTTATTGTTGAGACAGCTCCCCCTCCAGAACTTCCTAACGTTCCATTTAGCAAGTCAAAATTTGCAAATACAATACCAGATGTATATATAGCACCAGTTCCAACTATTTGAATAAAATTATTAGTGCTTCTTTTCGCATAAATGCTCTGAGTATAAGTTACCCCATTAATTGAATTACCTACTTGTGTTAAACCGTGAAAAGTATTAGTCCCATCAGCGGTAAGAGTATCGGCAGTTAATGTGCCATTTGGAGCAACAGCCGAATTAATGGAAACCGTAGTTGCGCTCCTTCCCCAAATAGCATTATCAAACTGCTCACTAAACGTCACCAAATTCCAAGGGCTACGTCTTACAACTCCAGTAGAGTCAGTAAACGTAGCATCAGAACTGCGTGTGAAGGCTAAATCTCCAAGTGTACTCGTAGGCTTAAAGGCACGTACCCAGTCCTCCTCATACTGAGATGGAACCATAACCCAACTCGCATCGTCAAAGACACCTTGGGTTAGCAGTGCACTAATCTTCTGACTCAAGCACTGAGTACCCTCCTCGTAAAATCCTAAAGGAATACCTGACGCTGAGTACTGGTTTACAATCTCAGATATGTATGATGCGCCAGCAAGGTGCAGGATAGCATTACCACTATGAATAGTTACGGACGAGAACAAACCATAAATCTCCGTGCCCGCCAGCAAGAACTGACTGGACAGACTATCTCCCACATAGGAAGTAACGGAGACTACAGAATCGGTAGTAACAGTAATAGCACGAAACACATCCTCATACAGAGAAGTGTAAGGTCCAGTTACATCCTTAATACCATCAGCATTAAGACTCTGGCGGTAGAAGTTACTATCCGCCTGTATGTTTGCGTAGCCCATAACTAATTAGGCTATGTACGCTAATACAGTTCCAGACGTTACAGTTACGGAGGAGAAGAGACCATATACCCCTAAACCTGTAGGCAGGGTGGCAGCAGTTAAGCTATCACCTGCAAGTGCAGTAGCACTTACTACAGAGTCTACCAAGGGTACGATAACACGGTACTCCTCTCCTGCCACAGGCACGAATGAAGAAGTAATCCGTCTAAAGCCCTTCTGTCCGAACGATTGTCGGAAGTAGTTGGGGGCTGCGTTAATGTTTTCAAATGCCATAGCCAATAGTTTTTAGGTTCAAGGGTCAAGGTGCAATGCTATGCAGGTACAAATTTAGTTATCCTCTAGCAGTTCTTTTTGTTTATTTATAGCTTGTCTAGTTTTGAATCTGGTGTACTTGGCGAACGTCTTGTCCATCTCCTTTTCGAACTTGTCTCCACCGTTAGGGTACTGATTAATTAACCTCTTTACTTCTTGGCGGAAGTCCTTCTCTTTATTGAGGTCGTCCCTCAAATAATCCAAAGTTATATCACGCACATCATTGTAAACTGGGACAAGACCTAGGTGACCTCCAAACTCCAAAGGAACTCGAATCTTTAGTTCTTTTAATTTCTCCTTGCGGCTGTCAGCTGTTTTGTTGTTTATCGCACCGTTTGCAAGTTTGAACGTACTAATGAATGTTCTAGCCACAGGACTGAGTGGACCAGCAAATGCAGCAACAAAGCTTGCAATCTTTTCATTAGAGTTGCCTGGGGTCATCGCTGATGACAGCTGATTCATAAGTATGTTGTTCTCGAATGGGTCATAGTCTTTACCGTTGCGTAAGAACTGTCCGTACTCTTCGTTAGCAGTCTCCACCAACAGACCGTTGATGTTCTTGACTACGTTACCAAAGTTCCTGTTAATGAAGATGTTAGCAAGAGCTCCACCAATAGAGCGGTATAGCTTTGGTAGAGTATCTGCGTTTGGCAAGATAGCTTCCATCAAGTCCTCTTCTTCCTCTTCTTCGTCCAGTCCCGCCAATCCAAGATTTGCCAAAGCAGATTGAGCCAATGCAGACATTATACCACCGATGTAGCTAGAGGCCATAACGTATACGATAGAACGCATAGCTACTCCTGTAAGTAATGCAGCGCCTTCCTTTCTAGAGATGGAGCCATTGCCTATCATTGCGTAGATGGCACGTCTTGCTGTGTTGTACTCAAAGATTGCAAAGCGGGAGATGAAACCATTCACTGCCTTGTATATCTTCTTGCTGCTAGTATCCTTCTCGTTAACTCTAAGCTTAGCAATAGTCTCGTATGGGTTGTTACTAGCTGCTGCTTGAGTTACTTGCTTATCCGCTTCCTTAGATGCTTTCTTGATGGAGTCTCTGTTAGCTTCCATATAAGCTTCGTCGTTGTCGGAAATCTTCTTGAGGTCTGGCTCCTTGCCAGTTAGTTCTTTGAAGCTGTTCTCAAATGCTCCAAACCAAATGGGGCGGGAGACCATAGCATCAGGAGTAGACATTAAGAAGTCAGCTACATCAGCTATCTTGTTAGTTGCTATTCTTCCAAGCTTAGAGATTCTAGCCATCTTGTTGATAACATCAGGCTGCATCTCGGTCTTCACTCCACCCGTATTTCTGAATCCACTCTTCTCTACCTGTGGGCTGGTGAGTGTCTCTCCTCCAAACAATCTAGTAGTGTGAACAGAACCCACGTTACGAAGCACATCACCAGCAGAGATGTCGTTGTCTAGTTTGTAGTAAGACTTGACACCAGCAGTGAACTGCGCTGGATTAGAGATAGCAAATGTTATGTTAGATGCGGTCTCTGCGATTGCTCTACGTACAGATGCAAGTACAGCACGGTAACCATTGGTAACCAGAGTATCTGTGATGTCTGGAGACATAGAGGAACCTACAGCATTAGCCAGTACTCCCTCATTGAATCCTTGCATCAGTGACTCGACAGCTGTTAAGTTCTGTCTCTGGTTCACCATATCTTTTGATGCGGCGAGCGTACCATTAACCTGTTTTATAGCAGGAGTCATATGGTAGTCCAACAACGTCATCTTCAGACCACGTACTGCAGTTTGATATGGGTCAAGGTTGATTGGGTTCACCTTACCAGTACGAGTAATCAAAGACTTCGCCTTGGTAGATGCAGTGTAGCGCTCAGTGAATGCATCAATCTCCTTGAGTGGATTGTTGTTACCATCGTTGAACACTTGGATGTGTACGTAGTTGTCACGGGCTTCAATACCCTCACCACGAATGACATCAGATACGTGAACAGCCTTGTCTCTAATAGAACCGTTAACCTCATCGATAGCTTTGATAAGATTCTTCTCCGCTGGAGTCAAGCTCTTCTCTATCTTCTCGGTAGATACCTGACCATCCTCAGAGAATTTGGTTAGCTGCTCTCTTAGCTCGGCAGCAGTTGCCTCATTGTACAACTTACCTTCTTCAATAGCGTCTATGGTAGCCTTAATCCACTCTACTGCGGGACGAACCTCGGGGTTGCCTACGTTGGTCTCGTACTCTCGCTGGATAAGGTACATCTGTATCTTATACATAGAAGAGCGGAACTCGTTGTCGCTTTTCTTAGCCTCGTATAGCCTTTTTTCGGCTGTGTTTAGTTTGTTAACAGCTACATCAAAGTCACGCTGGAATCTAGAGAACGCACTAGCCATTGGGCGGATAAGCGTGTCATAGATAGGTGTGGTCTTGAAGTTACCGAATACCTCATCAATGAATGCGGCGGGGTTACGCTCAGCAGCAAGACGAACAGTACCAGTCTCCGTAGCCTTTCTACCCATAAGGCGCATCAAGGCTCCCTTGACGTTTACAATAATCTTCTCACCAAGTGGGAGAGATACTTTGTTCAGTGCAGACGCTAGCTTCTTACCATCGTTGATGCTCACCAACTTGCGACGAACAACCTCTCCCATATGGGGAAGGAATCCGTTGTTGATGTTGTCTATTACCAACAGTAACTTGCGCAAGTCTTGACTAGTCATCTCACTAGCTGCATCCAAGTTGTCTTGAATAGCTGTAGCGATAGCTCTATCGTCTCTGTTCTCTAGTGCGTTTACGTTGATGTCGACGTTGGAAAGCTCCTCCTCAAGGGCAGCACGTGCCTCTTGGCTCTCTGCTCTCTTACCCGCACTAGCTACCTTAGCTTCACTGAGGATGATGGACTTGTAACGCTTCATCATCTCCTTCTCCTTCTCTGTGATTAGACCTTCGCTCTTCATCTTGTCAAGGACTTTAGAGTAGGCTTCTTCACCAAGGTTGTTGGAGGATATGAAGTCGTTGTACATCTCACCCAATTCAATGAGGCGTCCAGCTTCTGCATCGATGTTATTAAGGATATTGTTCAGCGTAGTCTCCATTGCTCTTCTATCAGCAAGTGGGAGAACAGTCTGTTTAGCACCGAGACGTGTAACGATAGCGATGTAGTCATCAAAGGACTCATCGGGAATCATAGAGGCGTCAATAGACAACACACGTTGGAACAGTGGCTTGATGGTGGAGTTACCAATGCGTCCAGACTGAATGTTCTTCAGTGCCTTCTTTCTGTTGGTGTTCAGCTGCTTTCTTAGCTGAGTGTTAATCTCCTTCTTGACAGCGTTCATTGCTCTGTCTACCTCCAATGCATAGGTTGCTGGAGATACACGCTCAATGGTACGTAGGATTCTGTTAAGGTTGCCAGCAGATACGGTGCTGATATGCTTATCCTCTTTGAGTTTAGCAATGGTTCTTCTTAACTGCTGAACGAACTCAGTCTTGTCAAGCTTACCCGCTACCTCTTGGAAGTTCTTGAATGCTGCAGCAATAGTCTTAGCGTTGCCAGACTCAAGGATAGCATTGATGTAGCCATCCATTGCTGTCTCTATCTTAGCCTTCTGCTCTTTAGCTTCTTGCTTGACTTTAGCTTTAGCCTCTTGCTCTGCTTTGAACTTACGAGCAGCTTCACTCATACCCTTTTCGCGGGCAGCCATACGTTCGTTACGCTTGGCTTCTGCTGCCTTACGTATTTCTTCAATGCGCTGCTTGAGTGGTGCCTTACCGTCCGCTTTACGCTGGCGTGTCGCCTGAGGCTCTCTAGACATAGAGCGGAACAGCTCCTTGTTCTTGGAAGTGGTAGACTCAGAAACAAATCCAAACTTGCTATAGAAGTCAGTGACGAGTCTGTCAGCCATCTTCTCCAACTGCCTGTCGGTGAATTTCCTATCTCTTTCTTTGTCGTATTGGAATCTTCTTGTTGGGTATGCGTCAAGAGCTAGCTTAATACCAAGGTCATCAGCTGCTTGAATGATTCTGTTCATCAGACGGGTGCCAGCTCCTTTGCCAGCCCCATCTGTATCAAGGGCTTCAATAGCTTCGATGTATACATCTCCATTGAGGTTGAGACCTAGTTCGACGTTCATATCCATCGACTCGCTACCATTTGCAAAGTCACCGAACAAGAATCCACCACGAAGGGTTGGACTTGGGAACAGATATACATCCTCCTGCTCTGCGATATGTGCAAACATATCAGCAACTTTCTCGTAGGTGGTTTTGTACTTCTTAAGGTACTGGAAATCATCGTCCATATAGTAGACTCTCATTTCCTGTGGAGTGAAAACGTCGTCACTAGTTGATGGGAAGAACTTCCGCAACTTCTTGTCAATACCCTCCCTCGCTTCTTGTAATGTCTGCTTAGCTTTCTTCTGGCGTGGCTGTATATCCATATCACCAGGAGCTTCGAGCTGGTCGTTGACAAGCAGTGACTCTACTGCGTTGTCTTGCAACTCAATACCAGTTCTAATCAGTTCAACTTGAGAGTCAAAGGTTTTGTTTGCAATGTCTTCAAGGTGCTTTATTCCTTGTACCTTTGCCGCCTCTAGATAAAGCTTTCTGTTTGATTCAAGCAATCTCTGAGCCTCCTCTGGGTTATCTGACTGGTGATTGAGTATTGTGGTTATATCAACAGTAGGAAAGTTAGGTAATCCAATCTCTGTAAGTGCTGGGAAGTAATCACTGTATGGATTATTTCCAAATAAAGGAGAGCTAAAGGTTCCAATTGATTTAATGGATGAGAATATTCCATCGTTTACCTTCGTGGGCAAATATAGTTCACCAACACTATTAAGTTTAGATGGTTCTTTTAAGTTTGCAGCATTAGGTATGAATAACATACCACCAACTTCCCTTAAGTTACCAAGAGATTTTCCAGTGAAGTTATTCATATATAAATTACCAGACACATACTCGACATCACTTATAGACTCCGCATAGAATACGTGGATTTTATTAATTGATTTTAACTTACCAAGAGACTTCAATAAAGAATATTGTGCGAATATTGAATTGGCCTCTTTTAGTGACGGCAACTCTAATAAAAGATTATTTCTGTTGGCAAACTCATAAAATGGTTTGAAGTCTATAACTCCACCACGCGCCGCTCTTGATATATCTGCGTCAATTTTTGTAATCTCATCCCTAGCCTCACTACTTAGATTAACGTATTCTATATTCAACTTCCCTACTGATTCTAAGGAGTTCAGCTTAACGTCATTTCTAACATATAATTTATCAGCCTTCTTCAATGAGGATAGGTCAGATATATACTTGGTAGAATACGGGTCTATTTCACCAACAGTCTCCAACGACGGAAGCGCAATAGACATTTCTTTAAAACCAAATTTATCCAGCAACTTATTATTGATAGATATATCTCTAGCACTCTCTAACGCGTTTAGATTGGGAGAGCTGTCTCTGATTGACAATTCTCCAACACTTTTCAGCGACGGGAATGACACAGACACGGGTTGAAATGTAGGGTCACCAACAGGACGCTCCCTTAAAGAACCATCTAAAAGTCTTAATATGCCACCTACCGATTCAAGTGAATTAACATCAAAAGATTCGCTACCAGTATACTCTAAGTTCCCAGTTACGGTCTTTAGTTTGGGCAAATCAAATCTTGAATTAGTATTAAAATTGCCATAAACAGAAGTCAAGCTATTTAACTTTAAGTCTGTATTTAGCCTGCCGCCTGTGTCTATTAAATCACCAAAGAATACTTCAACATTCTCTAAGCTAAATTGCCCCGTATTCCTTGGCAACATCAATGGCAACCAGCCTTCATTAAATATGTATTTCGTTTTATTCGTTGGATATTCTTCGCGTGTGTAATTAAATGAATCATTAAAATAAATTTCATCTTTAATTTCGTCAGTTACCTGCCCGTTATTTACTTTCCTCTTTATGAAATTTACTATCTTAGAGATGTCTGCGTTTGGAGATTTAGAAAACTCGATAACGTCATCAATTGATTTTCTATTTATTATTGGGTTCTCTCTCTTGAAGTCCTTGAACTTTTTAGAGAATTCTATTGAACGTAAATATTGTTCACCGCCATTTACTTCCTCGAGCAGAAATTTCTCAGCGGTTGCAAGCATACCGTCTTCAATATCTTGCCTGTTACCATTCTCTATGCCACGAGCTTCAGCAACTTTGTCGCCATACATCCTAACAGCTATTCTTGGAGCTGGCTTCTCTTCACCAGTTACAAAGACATAGAAGTCTCCATCTTTTAATTGCTTATATGCGAGCTCCTTAGTACACCAAGGAGTGTCCTGCACCAACTGAGAAAGGGCTGACGCCTCCTCATTAATGTCTGGATTATCTCTACCCTCAAACTTAACCCATCTACCCTTGTCAGTCTTCTGGTATTTGTGCGCATCAATTACATTGAATGCGTTGTCGTACATAAACTGAACATAATCCTTTAGCAGTTCCTTTGAGTCAGACTCATATAGTTTTGCCAGGATACCAGAGTCGAACGTAGTTATACCACGCATCGTATCTGCAGTACGCTTCTTGTATTGCCCAGTGTTGAGGTCGTAGTTGAACGTAAGAGCGGCGTCAAGAATCATATACTTGAATGCATCGTCATAGCTAGACTGCTCAAGGTATTTAATCCATCTACCTATCTCACGCTTCTGTGTGTCTGCGTACTGGTTAATATACTGTTGCTGTGTTTCACTTTCTCCAGCTTTACTTATTAATGAATCTTTATACGATTCACTAATTTCCCCCCTGTCGTAAGCTTCCTCAGCCTCGTTGATTATGGTTTCCTTAAGAGCCTGACCCCCCTTGTACATAAATGGAATCTCACCCTCATAGGTTTCGTTAGTCAGGTACTCTTGGACAACATCATTAAACTTCTTGGATACAGCTTCCTTGACACCAGTCTCTGTGAACTTTACTCCAGACAGACCGATGCTCTCCATAGCCTGAGCCATACGCTGGTCAACTACGCCAATCTTGGAGTACTTGATTACATCCTTTTCTGTTAATGTAATAAGTCCCTTGCGCTTGCGTACATCCTTACGTACCTGTTCTCCTACTGGAGTGTCTACCAACTTGTCAATGATAGCCAAGTCCTCGTTGGTAATCTCTTTCCCTGATATAGTCTTGCGGGCGATGGTGTTAAGCATAGCCATCACCTGCGCATCGTCAAGCTTTGTCTGCAGGTCAACGCCAAATGCATCAGCAAAGTCTTGGATGAACTTCTTGATTGCATTCTTGAATGACTGAATCGCCTTCTCAGACAGACCATAGGTTCTGTTACCAGCGTAGAAGTCAGACAGGATAGCAACAAGCTCAGCTAGCTTTTCCTCGTCTTTGAAGTTATCCTTGTACTGGCTAGAGAAGTCCTCTAGGAAGTTATAGATTTCGCTGTCCTTGCCTAATATGCGCTTGATAGATTCTATCATAGTGCTAGCAATGCGCTGGGCAGTGGGGTCGTTCTTTACTTTATTTAAGAATACGGCGTGGAATACTTCGTGTGCTATCGTAGATGGAGTAGCACGAGTACCGTTAATGTGGATAGTCTTGGTAGATGGATTGTATTGTCCGTGCTCAGCATCTCCAGTAGCTCTGGAGTATTCAGCTACGTCATTGTATACTACAATCTTTAGGTCGGGCATAATCTTGGCTACTGCCTTTCTTGCCGTCTCTGCTATCTTACTAAGCTTCTTGAACGTGGGAGTTCCGTCAGCCATTCTTCTTCTGTTGAGGACGTCTGGGTTGATACCAGACTTGAGCAAGAGAGCTCTCTGTGCTTCTCTTAGCTTCTCCGCTTCTGTCTTGCGGGAGGTAGTTGGTTCTTCAGCCGTAACTACTGGAGCTTCCTCCTTAGCTAACTGAACACCAGCATCCTTAAAGAACTTAACGTAGTCATCACTGTTGAACAGGTTGACGTAGCCGTCTCTGCCAATGGATGTCTTGGCAATGTCTTCCGTTAGTCCAGAGTCTACGTGCTTATTGAACAGCTCAACGAACTTCTTTGTGGGAAGTTTCTTGTACGCCTCAGCTAACTTAGTCTTGATGTATGCAGGACTGTATACACCAGGGCGAGCGAAGGGTTGAACAGTAGGAGCTTCCATAGCTGGAGCTACTGGAGCATCAGCTGCTTGCTGTTGGGCTGCGATTTTCTTTGCGGTAACTCTATCTACGTAATCTCCTAAACCACTGTTCTCAACTAAAGAAGCTGTAACATCATTTGCCACAGCATCAATATCTATACCTAGATTAGCAACAGCACTCTCGAAAGCTTGATAGTCATCTTTACTTATATCAAAAGCTTCATCTGATAAAATATAGCCAAGCCGCTCTGACATTGGCACACGCTTATTTTCAACACTGTAAGTGAATCCTGGGTCAACATACTTTCTCACAAACGCAAGTCTACTCCTGTCTGACTTGAACTTGTCGCTATACAATATCTTATTTAGTATGTTAGAGAATATAGTTTTAGAAGACCTTGGATTATCATCACTAAGGAATAGCAACTCCTTGGCAGTTAGACTTACAGGACTAGACGGAGAGGCTGTAGCAACAGGCTCTACGGCTGCTTTAGGAGCCTTCTGCTGCACTTTCTTTTGTAGCTTGACCTTCGCCTTACCTACATCTTTTTTAAGCGCCTTAGCCTCTTCTCTGTACTGACCGATGATGGCGTTAGATTCGTTCTTCGCATCCTCCAGCTCAGCCCTTAAACTTGCTACAAGCTCCGCCTTCTCTGGCGCTGAAAGTTTGCTGACTCTAGCTTCCTTTATCTGCTCAGCAATCTCTGCCTTGCGCTCCACGAAGTTATCCTTCTCAATCTGGATGTCATCCTCTAGTGCTCTTAGCTGTTGCTCTTGAGTCTCTAGGTCGAGTTCTTCTTGAGTCTTCTCAACCTTAGGTGCGGGAGCTTCTTCAGCAACTGGTGCTTCCTCTACAGTTTCTGTAGCTGTTACATCAACTGCTGGAGTCTCTACTTGGACTTCTTCCGTGAGACCTTCTTGGGTAGCGACTTGAGGTTCTTGGTCTCCTTGGCCCACTTCTTGCAATCCCATTTGGGGCTCTTCTGCGCGAAGCACGCCTTCATCTGCTGTTTGCTTTTGAATGGCATCTTGTTGTTCTTTAGTGGTTAATGCTACCTCAGCTTCTGGCTGTGCAGCAGGCTCACGCAAGGACTTAATTTCAGATTTGATTTCAGATACTCTATCCTTAGCTGTTTGCGTGGTGGCGGTAGATAGCTTCTTTAGTTCTTTCTCAAGACCTACAATGCGGGAGACGTTCTCTTCACTGATGTTTGGTACTGTAGCCTTTACTTCTTTGGCAATGGCATCAGTCTCAATGGCATCAGTAATCTTCTCACCGTATTTGTTTACGTCGTTCTTAATCTTAATATCCATACCAGCCAAGTCAGCTGGAGATGCGTTGTCCATAATGTCACGCATCTTTGCTTCAGATATCTTCTCTCCGTTTACTACGTAGCTAGGTCTACTACCAACAACAGAAGCAATGTCAATGACCGTACCAGGAGCTTCGCCAACACCTTCGAATAAAATCTCGGCAGTATCCATTTTCTGTCCAGCAACAACGCGACCCGCAACCTCGCCAAGAGAACCACCAGCCATCTCTATACCACCAGCTGCTGCAACGCGAGTAGCCTTTCCTGCTGTTGTCGTTGCAGTCTTAGCTCCAACACTACCAGCTAACTTACCAGTCATACCGTCAACAACACCGATGGTCACACCACGACCAAGAGCTCGCATACGAATGTCGCTAACAAGCTTTTCGTCATTCAAAAGAGTTCTTACGTTCTCCTTTGTGAAGTCCATACCTCTCTTGGTTAGCTCTTCATTAAGGAGCTCTGAGAATGTAAGACCAGCCTCCATAGTAGCGCCCGCTGCACCCATAGCAAATGGTAATGAAGCTATACCAGTAACAAGACCACCAGGTCCAGTGGTGGCAGCGCCAGCAGCAGTAGCGCCACCAACAACAAGCCCACCAGAAGCAAGGGATTTTGGGTTGAACATACCAACGACACTAGATACCAATATCTCTGGCACGACTGTTGGATTGTAGGCCACGCCTTTCATCCAGCCAAAGACGCCACCGCCTTCCTCCTCATATATCTTGGCAAAGTTTTGCATCTCATCAGAAGGCTTAAGCTTCTGTCCAGACTTTGCTATCTCGATATACTTGTTAATATCTTCATCAGTAGTCTTACTACCCTTCTCAATGAAGGTCCAAGATGGAGACACAATCTTACCTTGCTGACTACCAACAGCAACAGCACGACCAGTATCATCAATGAAGTCAGCAAAAGCAGAGCCAACTGGGTTCCAAGGGCTACGCATAGCGTTCAAGAACTGACCGAGCCCGCCAGTAAAGTAATCCTCTTCCTCTTCTGGTTTTCCAGTAGGAAGTTCAGTTGGTCTTAATCTGGTATTGATACTACCAGAGGCTTCAAAGTTAGCCTTCTTAGCTTCAGCCTTTCTATCTACTACAGTCTTCGCAAACTCATCAACCTCCTCAACCTCTTGAATCGGCGCAACAGACGGGCGAGTCTCTGCAAGAGTCTTAGGTAAAGTAGATTGGGGAGCGGAAGCGGATTCCTCTGACGGTTCGCCAGAAGCTTTTTTTTTTTCGTCGAACTCGACAGCATCAGCGTACTGAGGATACTTGGCTACAACTTTCTTAGCTAGAGTGTAGTCATCAATATCCTTGTACTGTGGATACTTAGCCTTAATAGCTTGTGCGAATTCCTGTACAGATTTTTTAGGCTCAGCCATACTTTGCTTCAGTTATTATAGGATACCCATTGGGTCGCTTTGTGATGTCGATGCAGGCGCTTGAGCACCTTGAAGAATGTCAGTTCCAAATGTACTGTTGATACGCTTGATTAGAGCTGGTGTCATTTTAATAACGTGCTCTTTCAATACAGCACTTTCTCTAGTAGCTTCAGTTGGAACAAAATCAGCTCCATCTTTTGATTTACCCACAGCACCCTTCTCGGTTACCTTTGCCTGACTCACACCAACAAGAACACCGCGACCATTTTTGTCTACTACGATATTCTTTGGCGACACGTCAACCACCTCTCCATCAACAGTAGTAACCTTGAGCGTCTTCTCCTTTACACCTGGAGGTGCACTGATGGTTACGTTCTTGAACTGCCCAGCAGTAGTCTTTTCCTGGGTATTAAGGTCTTGGCCTTGTACAGTATATGTCCAAACTGTTTCACCAGTCTTCGGGTCAGCAAAACTTAAACCAGCTGAGCGCCAGTAGTTGTTAACATCCTTAGGAACCGTAGGGCTTTTACCAGGTGTAGTTGGAGCAACATATGGTATGTTTCCAATAGGAGTCTCATCTGCAATAAAGCCACCCTCAAGTTGACGTTGACCCATACCAGCACCAAGAGTGGCCTGCATACTTTGCTCAAACGGGGAGTACTGAGTGCTAGTAATCTTCTGCTCAGTTCTTCTTTGTGGAACGATAGTAGAAATCTTCATATAAGCGTAGTCATCGAACGGCATCTTCTCTGGGTCTACCTTACCATTCGCTCTATCTTGCGCATACATAGCCGATAATGAAGCCCTGTTTGCATCTATTAAAGTTCCTACATATGTAGTATATTCTCCTGGGGTAAGCATAGAAACAGTAGTTTCTCTATCTTTACCAACCCCAAGTCTAGCGGTACTTGCTAACTTATCCGCATTCAAGTCGAAGTAAGACTTACTGTCTTTTAATACATTGTCAGTAGAAAACGGAATAGGGTACAATGCATTAGTTGCAAGTCCATCAAGTTCAGCAACAAAGTCTTGTGTGTTGATATTGGGGTCATATTTGTTTAGTGTAAGAAGACTAGACTCCAGGTCGCTAATCTTGTCAACTGGATTTCCCCTTTCATCAAAAGTGATTAATGACTTTTTTCTATTCGTTGCTGGGTCAACAGCGAGGGCACCCTTCAGCTTATCCCACTGCGTCTCGTAAGTCTTAGCCTTTGCGCCAATCTGATACATACGAGTAGTAAAGTCAATATCATCTACGTTAACTTTTCCATCCTTTACATCTTGAAGAAGCACATTAACATTAGATGTTAAGTCTCCCTGCATCTGAGGAGGAAGTCCCATCGCAGTCAATGCGATAAGGTTCTCCATCTTCTGCATCTGCTTTCCAGCAGCCTCTCTCTTTACTGCCGCACCACGCTCAATAGGAGTGTAGTCAATAGCAGTAGGTGTATTGCGTGTGGCTAGAATAGTCTGTATAGCCTGTTGCGAATCTGGTGTAGCCATTTCGTTCAGGGAGTTTGTTTTTGCGTGAGCAATTTTGTAAACAACTCAACAAGAGCACCATTGTCTTGCCCAAGCCCCATAGCTGCACCAGCTTGGTTAACAGAAGTCTGCATACCAGCACCAGTGCCAGCCAATCCTTCTTGACGCTGACCGCGAGCCAAAGCTAAGCGGACGTTAGCCATACCCATATCTTCGTTGTATGTATTGGTTGCTCTGTTTGACATCTCGCCCAACATCTGCTGTTGGTTCTGTACACGCATCTCTGCGTCCTGTGCTGCAAGTTGTCTGTAGGCGTCAGCTAATCCCATAGAGCTTTGACCAAGACCAATCAGTCCCGCTCTTCTGTCCTCCATATTAGTTTGCGCGGCGCCAAAGGCTCTGTCAACACCAGTCTCTGCGTAGTCCATAGACTCAGTAGGTAGCCCTTGACGCGCACGCATTTGTAACTCATTGAAATACTGCTGAGTATAATCGTTATAGTCAGTGCTCTCCATTTCGTTGAGAGCTTGACCTGTCTTTATCCCGCCGACTACTGAGTTTACTAAGCCAGCCCCTCCTTGAATCAAAGCTGGCGCTGCCTTAATCAATAGTCCTAGTGTGATTGGGTCCATACGTCTACAAATTTAATACTTAATGTGAGGTCTATCTTGTATAATTAGACATAAAATAATTAAATGTAGCTGAGATAATTCTAGCTGCAGTTATCTGACCAGCAGCGAACTTGATACGAGTCTTCTGCCAGAAGCCACGAACCTTTTCACCTTCAATAAAGTTAGTCAGTCCAGTAGGTCTACTGATGGTTCTCATATAGTCTGTGAATGCCTGCTGTTCTTTATAGGTGAAGCCAGTGCCAGAAGTCCATAAGCCATTACTAGTGACAACTCCAGATAGCATAGCTTGGTCTACAATTGTTGCTGACGTGGATGGTATAGACATAGTATCTACACCAGCTTCGTTAGTGAACAGAGTGTTGAGTGACATAGTGTTCCACACCTTTACTTGTGCGGGCTGTGCATTAGATACGATGTCAATGTATCCGTCTTGAGCCACACCGTAGAAGTTCATAGGACTGCTTGGTGCATCGTGAACATACAAAGCACCAGCTCTGTAAGTAACAAGCTCAACACCAGCAGATGAAATCATATCTGGGATGTAACTATAGAAGGAGGACCAAGCATTAGCATCTTCATTGAAGGCTACAGTCTGGTTAGTATATACTCCGATTTGATAATTAAGTCCAGCAGTAAGCACTACACCCAAGTCTAAGAATGCTTTTACAGACATTGTATACGTGACTCCATTTGTCCCAGGTAGGGCAGATGCAAATATCTCGTATTCAACTGGAGCTTGCGTAGATGCTGGGACCGCTGGTAGGTAAATTTTAGTTACCTGTCCAATGAACACATCGTATATTGACCTATCAATAAACAACGTGATTCTATCTGGACCCAAAGAAGTTTCTCCTGGGGTGTATGTAAGTAAGATACCTATTCTAAAGGAAAGGATATACTCATTGAATCTCTTGTCGTAACCACCAAAGGCGTAGTCAGCAACAGCATTTGTATTCATTCCACGAGATACTTGCTTGAAGTATCTGTCCATACCGTACATATTGATAGGAGTTACCCCATCATTTGATATGCGGCAGACCTGTCCTTGGTCAACATCAAAGAAATACTTTCTGTTATTCATATACGCGAAGCTTTCGGGATTAGTCCCGATGCCAGCACGTGTGTTGTAGTAGGTAATGTCAGAGATGGGAGTGTTAGCAGCAATGCTGAGGTTCTGTCCATCAACAGTGGTAATCACCTGTCTGTCAGTCTGCATTACGCCAACAGCATCCTCGTGGAATACATACGTCTTTCCCCCGTCAGTATGCAACAACTGAATAGAGCGAAGCGATGGGTTGGCATCCTCGAATGATGTGTCGTATATAGTTCCCAGTCCATTGAACCCCTGATTTGGTAGCAGTGGTTCAGAGTACCTCATCGTTGTTGGGCGGGTGTATGCCTTGATAGTACCAGCATACTCGTCTGTCTGAGATGAGTTCTTTATAACAACATTAGGTCTTCCAGCCCCCCAGGTGCTAGAAATTGTTTTATCGTAATAGTTAGCCTCTTCAACGAAGATTGTATCAACCCTTGTTTGGGTTCCACTTACCGTTGCTGGGGTTGTATTATCAAAAATTGTAACATAACTCCTTGGCTTTAGGAATGTATCACCATTGAAAAGCTGTATTGTTGCTGGGATTGTTGTCGTTTGATTGGCGACATTACCAGTGTGAAGGTAGCGTCCAGGTGTAGACTTATCAATATCACCAGAATACATCTCATAGTAGTACTCAGAAGTGTAGTCGTTATCTGGAGTATATAGTTCAAATACAACCCTTCCAACCTGTGCGGGGTCAGAGTTAGCCCCTTCCCCAGAAAAGAATAGAGCATTCCACCTGCTAGAAAGATTTCCGCCGTTAAGAACGTAGCTTGGCAAATCAGATGAACGTATTACTATTGAGTTCAACTCTGGGAAGTATGTCAATATTTCCGCGTCTAAAAACGGCTCAGCAAAATCCAAGTTGGTTTGAGGATTATTAAAACCAAAAGAAGACCTGGACACAAATCTAATTCTATCTCCAGGACTGTACGAATAAGTTATCTGAGTAGATGCCAGTTCGCTATACGAAGAGTTGTATAGGTTTGTTAAAGCATTCAGCGGAATATATATAGCATCAAATCCACCAATTGACGCTGCAGTTGTTGGTGTATATGAAGTTGCTGTTGTCTGTACTGAGTTGGGCGAAATATACCCCCTATAAAAGAACTTATTATCAAGTTCATTAAATACAGATTGGTTTTCCTGCTCTTCTTTTCTACTTCTTCTCTTTCCAAGGTATGTCTGCTTTGACATAGGAAGTGAGACATATCTCTTTATTCCGTTTCTATTTGTCTTTACGATGTGAAACTTTTCAGCCCAGGATGGGGCGTCGTGATTAAAACGTATCTGAGCAAATCGCTGACCAATACTATTAAATATATTCCCAGCTATAGCAGAAGATGAGCCACTTACAGACTCGTCTCTCCACCACATACTGTTTGCCTTTAGTGAGTCGTGAGTTATTACAGTAGAAAGGCGCCCATACTTATCGCTATACACAATGCCAAATTCCTGATTTGAGCCACGCTTAAACGATTGTATTGCGTAACTTTGAGCTACTATAGGTATTTTATTCAGTATAAAATATACGCTAGAAGTAGCTCCATTTGTAGTGTATAGAGTTTGGGGTATGGATGGGTATAGAACAAGCCTTCTATTAACTGTATCAGAAACAGCAGACAAGCCATACACAGTGAACTGACCACCAAATACAGCGTCTGGTAAATTGTATGCTGAGTTATTATTAAACGCAGAAGTAAATCTGTTTATAACGTCAGATACCGCAGAAGTTTGCGGGACAACGGTCTCGGTAAATGATATGCTACTAAAGTATGTGGACGTGCCAGCAGTACTATTTGTTATTGATAGCGGAACAGTAATAGTTATAGGTATCCCAGCACTTACTGCAGTTGGAAATGAAAGTACAGCCCCAGAAGTTTGAGCAGTTGAATTAAACAACCCAGGCAAAAACATATCGTTAGCCAGTTCAATAGAAGTAAGAGAAGTTGCACTCACGTTTCCATTAGTTGTCTTCTGTCTTGTTACTCCATTTGAAAGGTATGGATTAGACCTCTCAAACATCTCAGTAATTGGAGGCCTGGTGTTTATTCCATATGGACCAGATAAATCTATGTCTCTTCCTTCTGTTATGTTGGCATAGATAATTCTATTCTTATCTGTAATAGCCTGAGCTTTTGCCTTTACTGGAATCCACGAAAACAACTGGCTAGCCTGTTGAGCATTTATAGGGAGTAGGTTACCAGAATTGTCAAAGACTACACTCGTGTATAGCTTATAATTAGTTCCCCCATTTGGGTCTGCAGAAGATATGGAACTAATGCTAGATACATCTATCTTTGAAACAAGGTAAAAGTCACCAGGAGCCTTATCATCGTTGTTCTTTCTTACGGCAATCTTAATGTATCTATACTTAATAAAGTCTGGAACCTCCGCCCAAACTTTTATTTCATTATTCTTATATATCGATTCTTTATCCGTTGAAAGGATTGTTGAGTCAGCCCTTGTGAGCGGGTTAGCAAATGTACTTACTGGAGACCAAGCAGACTCTCTTCCGTCTTCCGCAACATAGCAATACTTAAACTGCCATAGAGAACCAGTCAAGTTGTTGAAGTTCTTAATGGAGTTCGAACTGTATTGAACTACAGGAGGGGTAAGAGGTGGCTTTACAATAGCAGTAGTAAACTCCTCATTTACAGCAGTATAGATATATCCAGATGGGCATAGCTCCCATCCACTACTTGGCATTGGTGTTCCAGATGCGGCTGGGTCAGCTGTCGTACTAGCGGTACACCTGTAGTAAACATTTACGTTGGCGGTGGTTCCGTTTGGTTGGCGGAACTGCTTGACCATATAGTAAACATCATTAGGTATAGCAAACGTACCAGCTACCCACAAGCCCTTGAACTTCTTCTTTACCGTATCAAAGGTTCGGATGCCTGCATCAATGTTTATATTCTTCGGCTCACCGTAGTTATCAGTGAACAGCAAGTATGTATCCTGCTCTCCTACTACTACATCAATACCAGTGATTAGGTAGTTGACATTTAGGTTGAGCGTATTGTTACTATCATTGTAGATAGTAGTGATGGTGTTAGCGCTGTGGTCGTACTGAAGGATTCTGTTGTTACCGTTGGTGTTGTAGATAACGTATACAGTTCTGTTGTTCGTATCATCATCAACAGTTCCAATAACTCTATTACCACCAGCGGGCAGAGTAGTACTAACTAATCTGTTTCCCTCAATGGTAGTGACCACACCCTTGGCTCCTAGCCCAGAGTCTCCTGTTCTGATGTTAAAGGCGAAGCGATACTGGTTAGCAGGAATCAACGACTCCTCCATATCTTGGTTCATCCCGCCTTCGAAGGAACGCTTTTCAATCATCTACTTAGTATTTTGCGCTGCCGTTGAATGTCTTTCTTGATGCGTTAATCAAACTTCCTACAGACTCAGAAGTAAAGCGTAAGTTAGCGTGGTGCTTCTTGTTGACATATTGGGTGAATGCGTACTGCTTTTCCCCAGGAGAGAATGCCCTGTTGTATCTCATACTAGCGTAGTAGATGAAAGCCATAACAGGCTCAATCAAGAACGGGTGGATGAGGAACTGACCATTGACTTTATTAGGGTCTGCCAGATACTCCAATACAATCTGCCCACTGACGTTGGAAGAGAACTGAATAGTTCCTCTAGTTTCGTCTACACGATAGGAGTAAACACCACCACCAGCATTTCCATATTGGCGACCAACGACCTGCCCATTTCTAAATACGTTCTGTAAGTCATCGTAAGTGAAGTAAAGCGGCTGACCACTTGCGTTAACAGTTGGTGTTTCATTGTTTCCTGTGCTACAGTTATAGTTTCCTTCTGCATCCACCACCAAGGTATTGTCAGAGTAAATCTCTACGAATCTTCCAGCTCCATCTACGAAACCCATACGGATAACCCGTATAACGTCTTGCGGAAGCGTTACAGACGATAACGTGTCCACGGTGAGGACTTCTACCTTCGGCACTCCGTAAACGTCATACTGAAGCTCTTTGAGGCCTCTAATGGCGAACTGTAAATACTGTGGGTACTTGTGCATAGAGTCACGCCCCTCAGAGATAATGTACTCGCGTACGACTTCATCAAGACTAGCTGTTTGCATTACCTGGGCGTGTTATCTGTTACTAAGTTGGGAGGGGATGCCATCTTGGTTTGTGCCATCTGTACTGCCATAGCGATTACATCGTACTCGCAATCTGTTGGCAGCGGCATCTCGTCAGCAGCATCAAGAGCTGTGCTGTCTGGAACAACCACAATCTTTAATGAGTATCCATCAGCGATGGTGTCTACTCCGTATAGGTAAATCTTATCTAGCTTAGGGATGTATCCGATGCGACCCTCTAACTGGTAGGAGTCTAGACCCTTGAACATACCGAAGAAGCCAGTGTTGAGCGGAGCGATTAACTCCGATTCATCATTGGCGGGAGATACTTGAAAGATACCACCGTTGTTAGGCAGTCCTTCAAGAGTTCTCACTGGAAGGTTAGCATAGAACTTACCATACCCATCAGTGACTACGGGCTCGATATATTCCTTTAGACAGGAGTACGGAACCGTCTGCTCACCAGTAGACTTATTTGAAAAGATATACTCTCTAATGTACTTATTTGCAGCTTGAGAGGCAACAAGCATAGCCTCCTGTACTGTGATGTTTCCACCAAGCACAGTCTGGTTGAACAGCTTGACAACCTCCTCGCCCATTCTATACTTCGTAGCCATTATACTTCTTGCTGTGCTTCGTTGTTAACAAACTGATAGAGCTCCTGCTCACGTACCTCGATACCAAAGTAGCGACAGATGCGGAACACCAAGTCTCCAAAGTTATCCTCACCCAATACAAAGTTGGTAGAGTTACCAGCAGTAACACCAGCATTCGGGTTAGTAGTTACACCGCCAGTTGCAGCGAACACAGGCTGTCCACTTACAATGGTGTAGTTCCACCAAGGCTGCTCAGGAATTCTAATGTAGTTAAGTACTACCTGATTGATGTTTGTGGGACGCACCTCGAAGTTCCCAGCAATAGAACGAATGATAGGAAAGTTCTTTGTAGGCTTGTTAATCTCAGACATCAAACGCTCTGACCATTCTACATCTCTAATAAGCTGTACGGGAGTGGGACGTGCCTCATCTCCGAACATTGTATATGCGAATGCGGAACTGTAGTGAAGGTAGTTTGTAGGCTTTGTAATGAGTCCAGATGATACAGTGATAGGTACACTAGCCTTCAGCTCAGAGAAGTCGTCAGAGGACTGGTAATTGTTCTCATACCCAAGCTTTGTAGATGGGTTGTAGTTCTCGTTAATCCAATCCAACTGAGCAAACTCTGCATAACGATTGAACTCAAGCGGGGAGATGTATCCCCCCACCTGAGACTTGTTAGCAAAGAGCTGTACAGCTTTGTATACTTTATCAATGAACATTCAACTTCTCATTCAGTGCGGCAAGTGCCTTGATAATTTCAGCACTCTGCGCAAGATTAAACGCTCCCTTTTGTGCGGCGTGGTCTAGAGCCGCTTCGATTACTTTGAAGTCTTCCATTTTATTAAGATGCAGTTACTAATTTGTAGGCTACTCCGTTTACAGTCAATTCAACATAGTTTCCGTTTGGAGTTACAGAACCAACAAGATGTCTTCCAAGCTGCCAATAGTTTACCATATCGGTAGACAATGTTGTTGCAACGAATTGAGTATAGAATCTAGTAAGCCCACTTGCGAAAAATTCAAAAATAGTTCCAGGCGACCCAGAAATAGTTCTGACTAGTGAGAAGTTTCCAGGAGCTGTGCCAATTCCGTTTGCAGTTTGGAAGGTATAGTGGCTATCAGTTGCGTATACATTATTTCTAAACATCAATGTTGGACCACCTCCAAACAGCATCAAGGTGTTACCCACAGCAAGTGAAAATGTCCCAGTTGGGAGCGTCGCACCTACTGAAAACTGAGTTCCTCCAGCATTGGCATAGAAAGAACTCGCACCAGTTAGAATATTGCCAGGACCGTCAGAGAAGAATGGGATTCTGTTTGTAGTTGCAGAAGTGGTAGATGGGATTCCCAAGTCAGCCTTTGTCTGCCAACGAACAGCAGTCCCAGTAGTTGTCATTATGTTACCACTCGCTCCAGCCGTATCAGATTCATCATATACAGTTCCTCTGAAACGAACAGAACTAAAGAAATCGTTGTTACGGGTAGGGGACGCGGTACCAAAACCTACTCTGTCAGTAGTCGAGTCTACATAAAGCGTAGGACTATCAACACGAATATCAGTAAACAGACCAGTTGTAGAACTTACAACAGTTGCGGATACAGTACCAAATGTATGTGTTCCAGTAAGCGTCTTAGTATTCTTCCACAGCCCAGTTGAAGTCTCGTATGCAAGCAGGTCGCTGTTTAGAGGAGTGGTAATTAGAACATCGTGCAGTTCATCAATATCGAATCCGTTCTGGATATTTACTTCGATAGACCCGTTGTTTGAAGAGCGGGTAACCACACCAATGAATACAGAGTTCAGTGGCTGGACTGGCTTAGTTGCAGTGAATGCTCCTGGAGTTACAGCAGACAACCAAAGCAAATCACCATCAGCAAATGCAGATGTATCTATGTTGTTTACAAGACCAAGAACTACAACGAATCCGTTAGAGTTATTGGATATGCTAGTAAGAACAACTCCAAAAGTTTTGCTGGAAGTTGCATCAGAATTAGCCTGAGCTTTTGCTATAGTCGGAAGTGACCCAGTAGCCCCGTTAATATAGACGACCGAACCAGCGCCGATAGTCGCCCCAGAAGCATTGCGAACTTGAGAAACAACTGCTTGAGCATAGTTATTAACAACAGGAAGGAAAGGACTATTAGCAAAGCCAAGTACCTGCTCAGTTTCTTCAGAACCGCAACCACAGTCGCAATCTTCGCAGCCAGCGGCGAGTTTAATCTGCTCATAAATCTTCGGTAAATCTTCATACTTCTTACAGGTTGCGGCTTCTCTATACTGAGTCATCAATGCACCAACATAACTGTAGGTGGACAACAGCTCAGCGTAGTAAGAGCGGTTCTTAGATTGAGCTCCAACAACTTTCCTGCGCAATCCTTCGATGCAGCAGTAGATGTCGCACAGTGCGCTGTCGCACTCTACAACTTGAACATCATAAGCTGTTCCAATCTGCTGGTATGCATAAGCTGCGTAAGAGGCAATCGCTGCGATGGAGTACGTAACGTCATAAGACATCGTGCTCTGCATAGAACCAGTCCACAATGTACCAGTGTCAATGTAAAGCTTTGACGTAGTATTAGCAACAGATACTAAAACAGGAGATGCGGAACTACCAACTGGGTATGTGAGCGTAAGTGAGCGAGAGGCAGTAGTTACTGTACCAATAGAGCTGTATCCAGTCTTATCCTCAACATAGAAGTTCGGCGTGTAGCAGTCATAGGAAGACTCCAAGCACGGAACAAAAGGATGAGTTACAAAGTTTACAGTAGAGGTAGCACTTACTCCAGCAGACGCTACGAAGTTTACGTAGTATACGCCCTGCGGAATGTTTCCTGTAGCATCAAGAGCAAGAGCAATGGGTTGGGTAACACCCAAAGCACCAGCGCTAATGTCATTAAAAGTACCAGCTAAGTTATTGTAGATGTCAGCCCCATTGAACTGAATCTGTAGTTTTCCAGTATCACCAACGCCACCAGTTACGGCAATCTGAGCCGAGGTAGCGTTCTTGATAAATTTTACTGAGATTGCCATATCAGTATGTGTGTTAGAAGTATGAAGCAAAGGTACCTCACAACAGCTCTGGCCTTTTTGTAAAAACAAAAGCCCCCGATGTGGGGGCTTCTGCTTTACTGTGTGTCAGTCTCTTACAGAGTAGAGGATACTGCTACGATGATTGATTTACGCAGCTCTTCAGATGCGTCAATAGCTTCAATCAACTTAGCCTTACCCTTGTACTTCTCGTTAAAGAACTGATAGAAAGGACCTTTAGCTTCTACTGCACCAACTTCAAGTGCAGCTTCTACTAAGTCGCCAGTAGGCAAGTCAGCCAACTCAACACCTAATGATTTCTGTGTAGCTTCAACCAATGCTTCGTCGGATGGCTTGCGCTCAGTCTGCTTATTCATCTTACGTTGAATCTCCATCCAGGTTGTGCGGTGGGCTTGGTCAAAGGATACCTCTGCCATATACTCCAATGCATCGTAGTTGGCGGGGACTGCTGTAATCTGACGACCATCAGCCCAAGTGATGCGGTCATCCAATACTCGGATGATACCACGGTCACGTGCTTCTACTACTTCCTCGTGGCGTTGAACAACAGCACTGTCAATCAACTCAATGAAGTCTTGCGGGTTGTTCTGTGCAAAGGCTTGGATATCGTAAAGAATCAAGTCAGACTCTTTGTTTACGTCATAGCCCAAGTAACGTGCAAGCGGTACAATCTTCTCACGGAAGGGAGCTTCGTATACCATCTTGATTGCGTTAACTACAGCACGAGTCTGTTCGTTCTGCTTCTTAGCCAAAGCTTCTGGGTTGTGCTCACGGAACATAGCCTTCTGTCCTGGGAGTCTCCAATCTTGGTTAGCTTCATTACTTGGGTGCAGGCGCAAGAACTCAAGCAAGTTCTTCTGAGTACGGGGTACAATCAGTACTCCATTCTGGAAGCTGGGCTTGGCAATAAGTCTAACGATGTTGCGGTCAGAATCAATCTTCTGCTCGTCTTTGAAAACAGATTTCTGTCCTGGGATGTAACGAATGGTGCGGATGTCACCAGTGTCGTCAATAGCCGTAGTCTCGGCTGGGATAGATAAAGAAATTGGGTAGCGACGGAAGTTACCAGCCTGGTCTCGGATGATGTTGCTCTCCGCTTCGTTGCAAAGGATGAACGTGTAATGCTCACGCTCTCGTTGATTTTTCATTTTACTTTTATTTTTGAATTGAATTAAAAAGAGATAAGGGGGAGCCTAAGCTCCCCCTCTCCCTCGTGCTGATTAGGCTCCTACGAACAAACCGAAACGGTTTAGTGCGAAGGCTTCCAAGCCAGTCTGTGCCAACATATTAACTTCAAAGAAGTCGTTGTTAGAGTTGGCAGCTCCCATACCGTAGCCAGTTACCCACTCGCGGTAGTCACGACCACCATCTTCGTTTTGCAGGTAGTTGATACGCAAGGAAGGAACAGTAACACCAGTAGTGGAGTTCATATTGTTGTAGGTGATAGTGTCATCCATCGGGATAACCATACCCAAGTCCTTGTAGATACCACCAGCATAACCCAAGAAGTTAGGGTCAGAGAAGATATCCAAGGTCTTAACAGCGAACTTAAATCCACCGTATTCGAAGGCGTCGAAAGAAAGCTTAATAGCCTGCTCTTGTACACCGTTGAATGCGTTAAAGATAACACCACCGTTAGCGGCTGCTGAAAATCCAAGTCCAGTTCCACCGCGGAAGATAGCGTCGATACCCAACTTCAAGTTGTGACCAACGGCCAACATATTCTCGCGAGCACCACGGTACTTCTGCAACTCCTTCACCATATTCTCGACGTCAGTCAAGGTAAATCCAGTGGACAAAGAGTAGCTTTCTACGTTACCGTTACCAGAGATTTGAGGAATCAAACCTTCAGTCGTGGTGATTGTAGCTGCGTTGTTGATACCAGTCGTGGTGGTAGCACCAGTCAACGGAGTATTCAACTTCTTACCAGCCAACAATACAGCCTCACGCTCGTTCAAGAAGCGGTGGTACTCATCATTGATACCTTGCAAGTACCAGAAGTAACCCTTCTGACCGTCCTTACCTTCAACCTCAATCCAGGTTTTAACACCCATTTCAGTGTTGGTAACACGGTGCGTACGGCGCTGGATTTGCAGAGCACCACTGTAGGACAACAGCTGTGAGTTGCGAGACTCAGGAGCAGAAGAACCTTCAGGCATTGCATTACCCAAGATGATGATATCATCAGTCAAAGCGATAGCGGGACGAGTCTCAGAAGATACAACAGAAGTTGCAGTGAAAGCTCCACCGTTAACAGCAGTGATGATACCTTGCCATCCTTTTACTTCGATGATATCATACAAAGAAGGCATAAAGGTGGTGTACGCTTGAGCAGTAGGATAGGGGCTATCACCGCTGAAGTTGTAGTTGTAAGCTGCGGCAGCCGTAGAAGCCAAAGGAGTAGAGCCAGAAGCTGCAGTAGCAGACAAACGGAACACACCGTGGATACGGTCTTGCTCGTAGTGATGGAACTCGATTGCGTTAATCGGATTCATATTACCCAACATCGCCATAAATCCAGTGATGTCTTGGCGACCATAGCGCATAATGTATTGCGGGTCAACCTCGGGCTTGTGCAGACCTTGTGCAAGGTCTAAAGACGAAATGTAGTTATACTCGGTAGCTACCTTCGTAATGTTTGGTGTTTTTGTTGCTACAGCCATTGTAGTAATTTGTTAGTTATTAGCGACGTTTCTGCAAGAGTGCAATCTGTTCGATGGCCTGACTGAATGGGTCTTTGCTGATGTCTTGTTTCTGTTGCTGGAGGTTCACTGAACTATTCTCCAACCCCGAGACAACTGCCTCTTTACCTTTCGACACGCCCTGGTCGTAGATTGCTTTTGATATTCTGTCAAAGTCACTTAGGATTAACAGGTCGCGTTTTAAGCGATTGAAGTTAATCTGTTTTGATTCCTTGTCCAAGTAGTTATCTACAAAGAACGTGGAACTGTTGACTACGGACGACTCAATGAATCTCTTACTATCTTCATTGGGGAAGAACTTAATCTCCATATCGTCGGACAGTTTGAAGGACTGCTCATTGAAAGCATTCACCTCTTGTTTAACAAGCATATTAAACTTGGCGAGTGTTTCCTGGTCAGCCTTCTTTTGACTTTCAATTGACTGAAGGTCTACCTTTGGCAGTTGAAGTTTGTTCTTATGCTCAGAGAGTTTAGTTCTAGCTCTCGTAGCATCAATTGACAAGTCTTCCATTGCCTCGATATACTCATCATCATTAACGTCGAACGACTCGTCAAACAAAGCGGGATACTGACGTTTCATCAGTCGCTCTACTTGAGATACATTCAACTCTGGATTGTCGACCGTTAGTTCGAGTCGTTTCAATTCCAAAGCGTCACGCTTTTGCGCGACGTTAAACGATTGTAAATCAATCGATTGCCATTTCCAAAAATCTGGGGAGTCTACGTCAACACCAGCCTTAGCGAGTTCATTCAATTTCTTGATGGCCTCGTTAGCGAACTCTTCCTTAGGAGTGGACAGCTTGGTTTCGTATTCACGAATCTTTGCTTCGTACTCCTGGCGAATCTTATCCACGTCAGCCATAGGCTGTACAGGAGGATGAACCGTAGAAGGGTCGATAGGCGTTGGTTCAGCGTGAGCTGACTCAACTGGTGGTGCGGGTGTAGGCTCCGCAGTTGGTGTATTATCTAAAGAACTTCCATCTGTTTGTGCGGGAGATTCCGATGGTGCGAATCCTGCTGCGGCAGCGAACTGCTTTGCGATATCCGATTCAGTCATTTCAGTTAAGTGTTATTATCTTTGATACAAAATTATACCTGGCTCACTGCCAAGAATTTGTAAAAACTATGGGAACAAAAGAGAATCTGTTTACCTTCAATAAGATTCATATAGCGAAAGGGCTACGTGGACTAAGGAGAATGAAGGGCTATACACTAGAAGAGTTAGCTTGCTGGACTGGGAAAGACGTTGGCTATCTGTCAAGAGTTGAGAACGGGAAGTGCGTACCTAAGATTAAAACACTTAGTGATATACTATCGTTCTATGAGATGACTATTAAAGACTTCTACTTGAAGCTTGATAATCTCATTTAACTTCTTGCGGGAAGATGTTAGGCTCTACCTTTCCAGCCTCTCTTACGATTGAATCTTTCTCGAAGTCGTAGCCACCGCTTTGCTGCTGTGGTTGCCCCTTGAGCTTCGAGGCCAACTGAATCTTCTCGATGTCATACTGAGACTCAAGGGCAGAAGTCTTACGCTTCTCATTCTCAATCTCTTTATCGTTACGCAGTCTAAGGTCATACTCCAACTGCAAAGCTTGAGACTTGAGTTGCATCTCCATTTGCATAGTCTTCTGCTTCTCACCCTCTGCAATCTGTGCAGCCTGAGCTTGAACCTGTGCGTTCTGCTGTTGCAGCATCATAGATGATTGCTCCTTCTCTTTACGACGCTTAGCCTCACGGATAGATAGAAGCTGTTCTGCTTTGTCTACGTCCTCTCTAAGTACGCGGCGAACTGCGAATACGTCTTGAGTATTCAGCAAGCCAGTCTCCAGTCCCATCATCAGAAGCTGCTCAACGCGAGCGCGCTCTTCTTCATCTGGCAACATCTTAACAGAGATAGCGTAGTCAGCCAAGGACAGCTTGTTCAAGTCAATCTGTTCTACTGTAGCATTGCCTACCATATTCTGGAACACGTCCACATTGATACCGTCTCTAATGAGCTGCTGCGCGAGATTAGCAACGTAACGAACCATCTCCTCATTGATGCGGAGATATGCGTTGTAAAGGCTTCTAAGGGCGTTCCTGTGGGCTGATACGGCTAGCTTCTGCACACCAATCAAAGCCTTCTTATCTGGCTGCGAACCATCGACTGCATCATTGAGTCCAATGGTTTCTTTCATACGCTCCAGTGCAGCGTTGTATGCTTGGGTAAGAACCATAATAGATTGGTCCAAACCATTAGGCAAATCCTGTACTGGTCGGGTGTTAGTAATCGGTGTACCATCCTCACGTACCGAGCGGTAGTAGATGTCACCAATCTGGTCGCGGATAGCGCGAGCATCAACGGGCTTGAGGTTACCCATACCCATACCTTGCAGTCCGCCAGTGATGGCGTCAATGTCAATAGCAAATCCAGAAGGTGCAGCCTTGGCGATAATCTGTTGCATCTTCAGCTGGATACGAATCATCTCGTCAGCAAACGGAATCATCTCTTCCACCTTGGACTTGTTCTCCATATCATAGATATCGGGAGCACAAACAATAAAGCCAAGGGATGTGTTAGTAGAATACTTGTCGTTGATACGCTCACGAACGATGTGCTGCTTCTTACCGAAGTCATACATATAGTCAGTACCAACAATGTACTTGGCCTGATATACGTTCTTTATTTTCTTGCGGATAATTTCACGCTTACGCTTAGGGTTTGCGGGAGGAACGAAGTTCACTGGCTTCTCCTGGAAGTAGAACCCTCCGTTCTTAGCTTCCATCTTCTGGAAGACAACCTCATCCGTACTAAAGAACTCGAAGTCAAGAACACGCACACGGAACTTGTCGTACTTAGTGCTGTCTACTTCGTTGTTATAGTACACGTGAGAACCATAGCTCCAGCTAGGGTTGTCGTAGCGACCAGCAACAGACTTAGCTACCTCGTACAGTTCTGCTTCTGACAGCTGTCCCTGTGCCTGCACTCGCAAGTCTTCTACAGTAACAAAGATTAACTCACCAATGTGTCTAGCATCAGAGAAGTCATCTTCAGTTACAAAAGAAGTTACAAGATTCAACGGGTCAACGTAGCGAATACGGATGTTCTTATTCTCGTCAAGCAAGATACGAAGACCAGCTATCTTGTTGTCTACCAGGTCTTTAGCAATCTTCTCGTTGAGCTTGTCTACGTTATTGTCTTGGAGGATTGCCCGTGTAACGGTCTCCATTGCAATAGACTGAGCCAACTTGAAGTTAGTCTCCATATAGATTTCAAGTTCCTCCACATTCTCGGGAGCATCTTTGTAGTCTACTGGTACGCCAACTTCTTTAAGGCTGCCGAGGTTATCGCGAAGCTTCATCTTCGCCTTGAGTACTTGCTTCTCTCTGTCAAACTCTGTGATTGATGTGCTGTCAACAGGAATGAACTGAGGAACGTACGGCTGGTTAATCATCTGTCCACGAATAACTTCCGCCATCTTTGGAAGCGGAGTGGACACACCCCAGTCAAGGTTCAAATAAGTAGAGTCTCCAGTAGTCGAGAACTGTTGCTTGAACTTCTCGATGGACTGAAGACCCTCTGAATACTTTCTGTTCTGGATATAGCGACTCTTCCGAGACTCGAAAGAGAACGTAGTTCTAGATTGCTGCGCATCACGCCAAAGTGTCTTGGCGTAATCTAAAATATATTTACGACTATTCTTCTCAACAGGAGGAACAAACGAAGAAGGATATCCGTAATCTGTAATCTCAGCCATAGTTCGGGCGCATTTGACGCAAAGATATTAACAACGTCAAGTTACGATTTTGTAAATTACATACGTCTACTGAGGTTACCATCGTTGTTGAACTTAGGCAACCAGTCACTAGCTTGGTAGCGAACCTCAACCTGTATCTTAGGTTTCTTCGTAGCGATGATAGTAATACCAGAAGCTACAGCCAAGTCAAAGGGAGTCCAGTTATCTGGTTCAAACTTCTGCCAGTCTCTGATAACTTCATTGAATGGCATAAACCCACAGTTACCGAACTCATCCTTAGAACCTACGTAGTCCATAATGTAGGCCTGCGTCATATTCATAAGGGCTTCTCTGTTGTCTGTGTGCGTCATAGCGATACCACGGAAACCCTTGGACCACTTCTTCATATAGTCTGGGTCGAGTGGGTTGTACATAGAGTAGCCATCGTATCCTCTCTTGTGGAAGTGGTCAAGCACACCGTACTTGTTACTCTCCGCAAGGAATGGTGAGGAGTAGAAGACAGCCTGCATAATCATATCCTCATAAAACTCGTGCGGGTGGTTTGGACGTGATACGTACATACACACGAATCCCATTTTTATTTTGGGCGCTGTGTGGTGTGATTCGAGTAAAGTCATCGCTGCACCCATAGAACCTGCCTCATAGGTTTGCCTGTGAGAGAACGGGTCACACCCAGTCTTACAGAACTCACGAGTAGGAAACTTCTGTCCATTGCGAACCTCGAATCTGTTTCTGTCCTCCTCTGGTGGCATCCAAGCTACAAGCCATCTACCAGTCTCATCTGGCTTGAAGACTACTTGTGTGTCTTTGATTCCATCTTTCCAATAGAAGGTGCCGCGGACAACGGGGTCGATAGGCAAGTTCTTATTGTACATAAACTGCTCGTACAACTTCTTCTGGTTGTATGTATTACCAGCGTCTGCTACTGTAAAGCAGTCATCAATCTTTATAGGATACTTACGACGGTACGACAGCAAGTCATCACCATTCAGTGAGTTGTAGTTGTCGATGATGAAGTTACGCGTCGCGACGATATTGGAGTAACCCCATTCGTCAACGAATGGTTCTCCCGTCTTAGGATGCGTACCCTCGTACCCATAATATGCTGGGAAGAATAAACGGAAAAGCCCTGAATCGGTACGTCCGTTGGGCTTGCGTTCGTTCGGGTTTGAGCGTTCCCATAACCGCATCGTTTTGTCGGATGAGTACTTCTCCATATCTTCGACCGTAGTGGTCTGAATAGAGTACCCAACGATGTTGTTACCAGACACCAAACATTCCCTATTAATGTTCCAGCGCTCATTGATGTCAATGTTCTTAGCAGTCTTACCAATCTCGTCCCCAAAGATAAACGAACAGTACTCACCGTCAAGGGCTTCTTCCTTGGCGTTGACGTAGTATATCTCTGAGTTAAGTACTTCACGGTATTCTTTTTCTTCTACTGACTTTTTCTTTGCTTCTGCGAACCTTAGCTTCTTTGTTACTGTTGTTTCTCCTGTGTCTAATGGCTTGAACCACTTGGGTAATCTCTGCCACGATGGTATCAGTTTCCTAAATACCTTTGATGCGTCGTCTTCTGTCTTGGACTGAATAGCGAATACAGATTCTTCGTTCTCTGTTGTATCCCAATATCCAGCGGCGATAGAAGCTGCGGTCTTACCAGAACGTCGGAAGGACAGGTAGATAAGACCCATACAGAACTTATCTTTCTTGGTGAACTCAATGGCGTAGAACAGGTCTCGTTGCGAGTCACGGAAGTTTGGGTTGGTACGTACATTACGACCATCGTCTTCCACGGTGATAAGCCAGTACTGAAGTGTGGCGTAGTGGTGTCCTGTTACATACTCTAGATTATCTCCATTGTAGAAGAAGAGTCCTTCATATCTACGCTTCCATTCATTTGCTACGAACTCTACGTATTCCTGTGAACCTTCTTTAGATTCCATCTCGCGAATAAACTTCTGTGAGTACACAGGAAACTTACGCTCAGACTTGGGTAGCCCCCAGTTCTCAATACTCTTATAGTTCTTTGGCGGCTCGGGACGAGTGAACACAAAATCCCATACAGCATCAGTGACAGTATCCCTGACGTTGTACTCGCACTTGAAGTTATCGTATGCGGACTTGCATTCTAACTCGTTCTTATTCACTTCGCTTGTTCTTAATGAAAGATTCTAGCGTACCCTCTTTAGCCTCAAGACGTTTAGCCTTAGCATCAGCTAAAGCTTCCTTGTCAATCTTCTGTTGAATGTTCTCCAGAGAGTCTGCTATCTTCTGATACTTCTCACCAAACTCCAAGAAGGACTTGAAGAGTTTGTTGTCGTCAGAGAAGTCAATGTGTGCACTCTCAATCTGCTCGGCAAGATTATCTAGCTGTTTCTTTACAGCAAAGTATGATTTTATATACGGACTCTCATAGAACCGTATGAGCATTTCAACTAGCTCTTCTTTTGGCTTTGCCCTTAATTCCTTCTCCGTCATAATTTATTTCATTCTTATTGGTAGTAGCGTTACACCTGCCGTTGCAGGTACACTCTACTGGTTTGGTCTCGCAATATAAGACCAATTTAGGAACCACAGCTCAGACAGTCGAAGTCAAAGTCTTCATCGATTTGCTCGACGCTGACTCCCATAGCTTCTGCCATTTCTTTCTTGAGTTCGTAAATCTGTTGTTGAATGTCTAAGTCACCGTAAAGGTCACCAGACAGTTGAGACTCGAGAGCCTCTATCTGTTCTAGATAAGCTTCCATTTTATTTTCTAAATTTTGAAACCTTCTTAGCTATAGATTTCGGTTGGGATACAAACTGTTTGCCAGCACTGTTACCCTTTGCTTTCGCTGCATTGGTTGCAGCTTTCTCCCCAGAGGAGAGAGACTTCCACGCTTTCGCGGGAAGGTATCTCTTTTTTCCCTCTGATGGTTTACCGTCTGAAGTTTTCCAATCTTGCTTGGTCCACTTAGATAGGCTGTTGCTAGAAGACTTACTACCTTGGTATCCACCGCCTGACTTCTTGTATTGGGATACTGCGAGCTGTGCTTTTCTGCCGCTCCACTCCCCTGGGTCTCCACCCTTTGAGCCAGCCTTAACTTTGGCTACGATGGCTTTCCACTTGGCAGGATTAGTCTTCTTAGCTGTTGACATTTAGCAGGCCTTGCCCTTCATAGCTTTCTTAGCTGCTTTCTTAGCTACTGCTTTCTTTGCCATTGGCTTTACCATTGGCTTAGCCATAGGCTTCATCATCTTTTTCATCTTACTTCTTTTTTTTGTTGTACATTTTCTTTTCGCGAGCTTCGGTCTTCTTAGACTCTTTCTTCTCGTGTGCCATCTTAGCTTTCTTGGATGGATACTTCTCCATTCCTCCGTACTCTTTAACCTTCTTCATCTTATCTTTAGTTACCATTTTTTCCAAGACCAATATGCTGCGGACAGCTTATTCTTAATTGCTGGCTTACCACTCTTGTCCTTAATGGCAGCGTGTCGAGCGCGATAAGAAGCTCTGCGTTTAGGGTCTTTATGCATCGTGAAGTCTTCAGCCCCTTGCTGTCCAAAGCGAACCAGTTTAACTTGGTCTCCGCTCTTAGCAAGCACAGCATACTTCTTGGTCGCGTGACCAGGTGTGCGCTTGGGCTTATTGACTCCACTGAATTTATATTTTGCCAGCAGGTTCTTTACTCTCTCGCTCGTTGCCATAGTACAAAAATAACAATCCCCCTCGAGGGGGGATTTGTCAAATTCAAAATGGAAGTATCTTAATCTCGTGGTCGTAATGCCTACTGATGAATGTCTCGTTAGAGAGTTCGTAGTAGATATGTTCTTCTGAGACTACCACGAGCGCGGTGACAACTCGTGGCTTTTCTTCTTGGTCTGTTACCAACGTGACAATTTCACCTGGGGAAAACTTAGGGTTTATGAACATCTTCTATGGATTCTTGCTCATCGCCTGGGTCGGAGATGATGTTAGGTTTGTCTGTTGGATAATTGTGCACTTTGCCAGTGCACTCATCCCAATACAGAAATCGATAGCCGCTCATTTTGAATATAGAATCTCGATTGACTCTTCGCTTAAATACACCTTTAGCCCGCGGGACTTGAGGATGGAAACCTGACAGCCAAGTGTTAGAGCATCAGAAGCTAGGTCTACAAGAAAGTCTTCAAGGAAGCTTACGTCACACTTGAAGAATCTGTTGAACAACTCTTCGTCGTACTCTCGCCCGTAGATGCCGTAAATCTTTACTATAGCTTTTACTTTCTCTGCGGGTGGTCCACTGATTTCTCCAATCAGTTGAGACAGCACTTGGGCTTCAATCAGTTTCATACTTTGCGGGTAATGGTGCAGGGCTGACCTTCGATAATCTTCCACAGAAACTCATCTCCATCGGACGACATCCCGTAGATGTAGACTCTGCGTTCACCGTGGGTGAAGTATGAGTTCTGGTCGTAGACGATTTCTGTTATCGTCACTGACTTAGCTGCAACCCTGTACGCTCTACCCACTGTGTATCGCATATCTTCTTTCGGGTTGTTGCCAATGGACACCTCGTAGATATCGTCGATGAATTGAATATCAGTCATCAGAAGGGAAGGTCAGAGTCTGGCGTAGCTACGTACATTGGGTCACCGTAAGGCTGCGCTGCCTGTACCGCTTGCAAGTTCTGTTGCAGTGCTTGTGCTTGAACAGCATCAGCAGCTTGAACCGTGTTGCGTGTCACGTGCTGTGCTTGTGTTACAGGCTGTGATGTAGTAGCACCAGTACGCTTGATGTCGTAGGCTTTCAGTGAGACGAAGTAACGTCCGTTCCACTCTCGCCCGTCCAAGTCAAATGCAACCTCCAACGTGTCTCCCGCACGCATAGTGGAGATTAAATCTGCCTTCTCTTTCCAAGCCTCAAAGGCTACGTCCTTGGGATACTGCCCAGGAACGGTAAGAACAAATTCAGTTTTGTACGACCCGCTGTTGAATGACTTGCGTTCGCCCACCAACTTCAGTGTTCCCTGTGTGATAAGTTTATTGCTCATAGGACAAAGATAAGAAATATATTCTGTTGTTGTATGCGCTATGTTAATTTTTTTTTTCTTCGCGCGTAATAGTAACTAGTAACTAGCGTGTAGTAATATATATTTATTTCTTGTCGCGGTACTCATCACTAGTATACAGGACTGCTTTATTGCTAGATTCTGCGAAGACATAACTCTCCCTAAAAGGCGCCACGTTTAAAAAAAAACGAGGTTGCCCTTCGGGAAAGTTAGTGCTCCACGTCCTCTGCTTCACCGCTGAGTTCCGCTTCGTCACAACCCGATACCTTGCGGTCTCGGCAACTTAACACGCCGTTAAGCTGTCTCCCCACACAACTGCCTCAAACACGCTACAGATGTAGCCAAACTAAGGTTAGTCATCTCACGACACCCCTGTGTGGTAGGTTAAGAGATGCAACAAAGATATATCATCAATACCCTCTTGTCAATACCCCCACAGAAAAAGTTTTCAACGCTGTTGTGAGTTAGTCTGTGCTGTTGTATATTTGCCTATATGAACATCCTCGTCATCCAAGGAATTGAATCTGGTGTCTACTACCACCGCCAGTACACTCCCCACTACACGTGGCTGGATTCTGGTAGTGACTTCGCAGATGACTTCGTTGTGATTGTTGAGACGCGCCATTTGGACAAGCTTGTTGACGTGCTGTCCAAATACCGATTCGACTTAGTGTATTTCTCCCTACGCTTTGTCATCCCGCGTAACTTCATCACGATGCTGGACTTCTTGCGCAAGAGAAATACCAAGCTCGTCCTGGATATCGACGACTACTTCAAGGGCTTCAACGAGATGAAGAAAGACTTGAAGGCAGCGGATGCAATCATCACCACCTCTCCGCAGTTACAGAACTTTATCTACCAACGGGGCGGGAGAAATGTGCATCTCATTGAGAATGGGATTGACAGCAAAGAAGAGCAGTTCAAGTTAGTAGACTCCCCTACTGACGAGCTGTGGTTCGGTTACCTAGGGTCCACTCGCCACGAGAAAGACTTAGAGTCTATGCTCTACACGTTCGAGACAGAGAACCTACACGTTGTAATCCCCGAGTACGCCAACATTCTCAACGTCAACTCAACCTCAGTCCTGCGCACCTACCAAGAGTACGCCACTGAGTACGACAAGATACACGTAGCTCTCGCCCCGCTTGTACCTAATCAGTTCAACAGCTGTAAGTCTATTCTGAAAATCGTAGAAGCAGGGTTCAAGAAGAAGGCACTGATTGCCACCGCTACAGAGCCATACACGCGATATAAGGAACTATCTCCAGCGATTGACCTGATACCCTCAGGAGAGTCTTGGGAGCGTCGTGTGAAGTCTTATACGCTGTCCGAAGCCACAGAGAAGGGTGAGCAGTTATACGAACTCGTCCAAGACTACGAGATTCGCAAGTTAAACCAGAAGCGTAGAGAGATTTACAATCTGATAATCAGCAAGTAACGATGACTCCAGTAAAGCATTACTTTATCCAAGTAGACGATGTAGACGTATTGCAGCGTCGCCTATCCAACGGAAAGATACTTTTCCTCCCGCGAAGAGATGGAGACAAGTACCGAAGCAACAGCTTCCACGGAGTACTAGCAGGAGTCCCTGAAGGTTCACGTCTACGCGTAGGTGAAACCGTGTACGTCAACTACCAAGCCATCGACACTGCAGAAAAGATTGACGGTAAGTACTACTACATCGTCCCCGAGAAACTTATTGTCGCTAAAGGAGAACTTGAAAAGACAGCATTCAACTCGCTGTTAGTCAAGCCTATACAAGCTGAGCGTCTTACTTCTTCTGTTCTAGAAATCATCCAATACGACCTACCAGCAGTAACTAAGTCCGAAGTAATCTCCAGCGACATCAAGGGATACAAAGCAGGAGACATCATCGTCCACGAGAAAGACATTGACTGGGAGTTTTTTGTCAACGAAGAGAAGTTCCTATACATCACAATGCTCCACCGCATTATCTCTGTCAACGACAAGCTAGTAAACAACTACGTAGAAATCCAGCCGCTCCCCAGATATAAAGAACATCACGGTCTCAAAATCCCCTACACAGACCCCTGGGCAACAGGAGTATCACAACCCTACACCGACCACCAACTCTACATAGAGAGAAACAGAGTCCAACTAGAACGATACATCCACGAAGACTACATCCACGCAGCTATACATCCCGCTCAATCCCCAGCCGCTCAAGAGCTCGTAGCAGATTAACATCCCGCTCACTACTCCCTATCTCTTTCCTAGGCCTCAACCAACACGCCCAAAAGACAGTGATAACACTTCTGTCTACCAACACAGCTATCCTCTCCATATCCTCAACACTAAAGTATTTATACGGTCTGTGCAACGCCGTAAAGTACCACGTAGGCTCCTTACCCAACAGCTTACTTACCCTAGCCCTAGTATAGTTCTTATCGTAGTGTAGCCACTTATCAATAGTGCTCACTGGTTCCTTGCTTTCTTCCATAGAAACAAAGATACGCCCGCATACCCTAACTATAGGAGAACAGAAATGTGCCCAACTAATAGAGGGACAGTATACCACATACACAACAAGTACCCCAAAGGAAGTCAAAATCCACAACCGTGTACCCCCTCCACTAAAAGAATCACAATAGATTCTAACTTCTGTTGCACAATCCGCAACCAATCACCACACACCATTACACATAATGCAATCTCCTCCCGAACGGAATTGCATTTCTTTCAATGCGAAGTGATTTCTGTTAACGAATCAGAACCACGCACAGACAATTTCTAAAATTTTTAAGGTAGGTCTTTACAGCGTATAATCCCCCCCCTCCACCCCCCGTGCTGCCGTGAGGGGAAACGCAAAAGTGCAACGGGGTACCCCACGAAACGTACAGGAACGGCGCGCGCGGACGGACGGACGGCGTATACCTATAAACTATTTCGGTAGGTACTAACTTTTTTTTGACTTCATTACAGACGTTTTAAGCGCGTTTTGGTACGTCGGTGGTACTTTGGTATTACTTTTGGGAGAAAGTGGCGCAAACGGGCTGTATAGTACCTTAAAACCCCTCCTTCACCCCTTATACCCTCCCTTTCCTCGCGCACGCCCGCCGTTCAGATAGTGAAACGCCGTTGAAAATTTTAGGTATTGGTGTTGCGGGTTTAAGATATTAGTGTACCTTTGTTGCGTTATCCTTTGTTTAATCCCTAAAAAATGTAATAATGGGAACAAAAAAGAACACCCCCGCCGCCGTAAAGGCAACCGCCGCCGCCGTCAACACCCCCGCGTTGACGGAAACAAAATTGGTATTTTTTCAGTGGGGACGGCGCGACGGCGTTGACGTTGAAACGTTCCGTTGGGAATTTGACGCCCAATTTGAGGGCGCGCCCGATATGGGGCGGTTGTCGCAATTCATCGGGCGCAAATTACAGGAATTGGCGCTAATTTACGAGCGGCAAAAATCCATAGGCGCGCCGTTCGGCGGGTTTAGTGCGTCCAAACCCCTAGAATTTAAAGTAGTGGGCACGGGCATTGCGTCGTTCGGGTCTATGCGTAACACGTTCGCCGCCTATCTGAAAGGGAAAAAGGGGGGCAACGTAATGACGCGTGAGCAATTAGCGGCGTCCGTCCTTTCCTTGTTGGAATTGGTAGCCGTTGTCCGCGACGACGCGTCGTTGTAAACCCCTATAATCGCCGCGCGCGGGGTACGTCCCCTTGCGTCCCCTCGTAAGGACGGCGCGCACAATAGCCCCCGACGGGGGCACGTTCTTAAATTATTGCCCCGCCGTGCGCGGGGGGTATTGGTAGCGCCGCCGTACTACGGGGCAACGGACTACCAATACCAATAAAGGGGGGCGCGTTTAATCGCGCGCCCGTCCCCAACGCCGCCCGAATGTAAACGGGGGGCAAAGGGACGCCGCCCCCCGCACGTTGCGCCCGTTGGTCATTGCGGGCGCGTAAAAGGCGCGTTATTTGATGTATAGGAAAGTAGCAAAAAAGGGAAAAGCCGCGCAAGGCGTCCCAATGCATAAGCCACAACGTAAGAAAGACGCCGCAAGGCGTGCCGTACTTACGTATATGTTCTATTCCTTAACTTTTGTAAGACGCCGCAAGGCGCGCGACGTGTGAGAATTGTAGCACGTCGTAAATTGTAAATTTCTATATTTTATACTTATGCACGACGCACCACCTTTGGAAAGTGGGGAAAAGCGCGCCCAAAGACGTACGTTGTTGAAGAACAAAGAAAGGCAACGTCCCTACATTATTTTTAATGTTTGCCCGTCCGTATTCAAGTAGTACGGCAATATCGCAAGGTATTGAGGGGTCGCGAAATCCGAAATAAATTTTGGTTTATTTACTGCAAGGTCTATTTATATACCTTGATACTGCACGGCGGGCGCTTATTGTGTCCGTCGTGCTTTTATATGCCCTATCGGTTAACGACCTACACGTTCGCAACGTGAATAGGGCGCGGGGTACTTATGCCCTATTAACTTAAACCCTTTTTTATTATGTCAGTTTCCGAATTGATTAACGCCTTTAATGTTAAGGCGGGCGTGTGTTTCGTGCCGTGCGGTTACAAACGACTAGATGAACAAATAGAGTTTATGCACCTACAAGGTGCGAATTCTAGTGTTGTGGGCGCATACATTTCGCTCAATAACTTGTTCAATATGATTGACCAAATGTCTATGTATTGCGATATGTGGGACGCGGACGACGTTAACGAAGCCAAACAAAATGCTAATCATTTAATTCAATCTATCTAAACTATGCGTATTGTTTTCAGTGTGGTCGCGGGCATCCTATCAATAGGTGCGGCGGCAAGTTTCTGTACTATTGCCCTACAAGCACGGGGTCTCAATGACCTATTCTTCGCATTGCTTGCGGCGTTTGTTAGTTACTCTTTGTTCAACGTATGTAATAAGTTATCAAATGACTCTATTTAAGTCCTTCCTATATACCTACTTGGTGCTTGGGTTCGTGTCTTTGGATTTCAACCCAATGAACTATACTACTACGGGTCGTGTCGGGCTGTTGGTAGCGTGTTGTACTGTTTATGTACTCAGAAAGGTGTATCTAGAAATGGAAGCACAAGGTAAACTCTAATTCTATTATGTTATGAAGAAACAACACACGTTAAGTTATTGGACTAGCGTACAAGGACTGCACAACGCAAAGGAAAGATGAAATTTAAAGCAACATTAGATTATTGGAACCCACGAAACGAAACGGTTGTAACTGAATCGGGGTTCCGTTATCTTGATACCACATCGGTTATCACCAGAACGAAAGATATATCGGATGATACCGAGATAGGTTTGTTTGAGCAGTTCTATAAACTAAATAATAGTTTAAGGTATTGCAATGGTAGTCATTACACCTTTCAAGATAAGGGGTGGGAACAGAAGTACGAAGAATGGTTGAAGTCGGATGACTATAAACAAAAAAGTTTTAATCTTTACTACGGAAACGGAGTGGTTGATTAAATAAGTAAAGGTGAAGCGGGCTACCTTCAAGTGTCCGTATGTATTAATCTTCTATGTATATGAAGAACTTTGTTTTCAGTATGCCCGTCAATGTATGGGGGCGTACTAAGCGTCCAACCGAACCGAAGCAATACGTATCGGTTCAAGCACCCAATGAAAAGGAAGCGCGGCGACGTGTTGCCTTTAATATGGGACGGGGTAAATGTCCCGCAGGTATTCAATTGTTAAACCTAATCCACTTGTAGAAATGAAATTTCATCCTTCACAAATTGCCGTCGGTGACCTTGTGTATCGTATCGGCTACCTTGAAAACGGACTATGGACTGTCCGTAGTATCCAAGAGTCCATAGGCGGCGACAACGACATAGTAGACGTACTCAACCACAACGGACGACACGACTACGCCGCGTATCGCAGTCGCTTTATCCATAAGTCTATCGTTGACGCTATGGAGGTGGGGCGTGTATTGCTTGTACACAATCTTCGGTACGTTATTGAATCGGTTGACTTCTCGTCGGGGTATATCAATATCTCCAATGTTGAAGGCGGCGGGATAGTTCGTCTTGACTATGACCACGTAAGCGGCGGTATAGAACTACTTCAAGAAAGTATTGAGTTGGTTGAATGTCAAGCTAATCCAATGTTAGTTCGCACTATTCCAAAGAATAGGTGTACCAAGTACAAAGATAAGTGGGTACTGACTAGCGATATGCTTTGCACAGAGACAGAGCGTGACGAGGTTCCTTCTCACGCTTGGCGCTTTGACAGAGAGTATATTCAGTTATATCATTGCAACATACTCTTACTTCGCGATGAGTTAGACGACTTAGAGTATACCGAGGCAACGGCGGGTCGTGCAGAAGGTCACGCTATTCCTGTTGACGACTCAATCTATGTTGAGGACTCGGGCAATACGTACCACAGTGACGACCAAGGCAACTACTTCTATTGGTCTGACAGATTTGACCAATACGTAGAGGGCTGTGATAATGATAGCGATAGACACTCCTACCACGACGGTCCACGTCACGACTATTCCGACGGCGCTACTTATCGCTTCGGTGTAGAGGTAGAGAAAGAAGACTACGACGTACTCAGTAGTTATACACTCAGTGAGTGCGACGATACGGGTTGGTCTCGTGAGGAGGACGGTTCACTTGACAGTGAGTCGGGCTATGAGTTCGTGTCCCCTATGTTTGACTTGTTCGGTGATAGGTTTGACGAGAGTCTTGCGGGACGTGTGGTTGCCGACCACGTTAACGGTGACTACTCTACTTCTTGTGGCGGGCATATGTCCTTCTCTATCAGGGGACACGACGGGCTAGAGACCTACAATCGTGTTAAGGGTTTCGTCCCCTTGATACTATCGCTGTACAGAGGTCGTCTAACTAACTCGTACTCAACAGCATACAAAGACCCCGTAGGTCGTGGTCGTGGTGCTATCAACGTAGCGAATGGCTACGTAGAGTTCCGTGTGTTCGCTGCCGTGCGCAACGTACAGAATCTCAAGAATCGCCGTGACTTACTACGAGTTATGGCTAACAATCTTGACCGCTCACCGCTATACTTTATCCGTATGGCTATGGACGAGTCAAGTGAACTGCATCAAATCTTACGCCGCGCCTATGACCGTGACAAGTTATACGCCCGCATCGCATTGTGTGCGGGCATCGCTGAGGAGATGACGGGTAAGAACTATATGCGGTTCGTTACCTGTGTAGACAAAGACCAACGCGCTACCGCTAAGCGTAGCGCACAATCATTAATCCAAGAATAATTTATTATGTGTATCGCAATCCTTAACAAAGGCGGGCAAATCTCCCGCGAATCTTTACTCAACTGTTGGGAATCCAACGACGACGGCGCAGGTATCTTGTATGTCAACAACGACAAGCTCGGTGTGTACAAGCAACCTAACAAGGGACGCAAGTCCTTTGAGCAGTTCTACTCTACGTATCAACGACTCTATAATTCTAGTGCGGGTATGCCTATGCTACTGCACTTCCGTATCGCTACGCACGGGTTCGGTGATAAGTTCCTTCACCCATTCCTTGTATCAGATACGCTAGGTCTAGTACACAACGGCATCATCAGCGGGCTAGGTGACCACAACTACTCAGATACCGCTGAGTTCCGTGACATTATTGCGGGTGTTCCCGACGAGTGGAAGCAAGACGTATCGCTGTTCTCTATCCCACTTGTTGACCAAGTTACTGCCGACCTACTAGGTACGTACAACAAGGTCATCTTCCTAGATGCACAAGGCGACCACGTTATCTACAACGAGGAGTCGGGTATATGGGACGAAGACAATTGGTATTCCAATAGTGCTTATCGTTCTCGTGTCCGCTACTATGGACACTACGCACAGCCACTGTCAACTGCCGCCACAAAGTATTATGGGTGGGACGAAGACGATTTGATTGACGGTGTTGATGACAAGCGCACACAAGATTACTACGACGAGATTACTGATGACCTCACCGAAGAATTGTTTGACTGTGCTGAGTGTCTTGAGACTTGTCAAGTAGACGGAGATGCTCAGTGTGTGTCTTGCGGGTCATACAATCCCGCTGCTGTTGACTATGTATTACGTAAAAACTATGCTGATTTATTATGATAACTTACAATGTAATTGAACGCAAGTTCTACAACTCAGAGGGCGGAGTGTCCTCGGGTGCTATGTCTATCTACCGAGATTGTCTAAGCGTCCTCAATCAAGGTAATCACATACCCTTTACTCTGTTTGCTACGCATCGTACTCACTCTATCAATGGTAGTATGATAGACCTTGTACGTTCTCAACAGTATGTACTCAGTGAGGATAGTACGGGGCGAAGACTAAGCGGCAATCCCCAAGATAATCATATATCTGTTGCAGGTGATGGTTACACGTACGATACCGTTGACTTTCTATCCCCGTTTGTTTGTTTCGTCAACCGAGTTGACGACGACCTAACTATCAACTATGTTAACGGTCTCAGCATTGTTGTAATGCCAGGAGTCTGCCCATCTAGTGATGCTTCTCGTATAGTAACTACTCATTTGCTTGACAGCAATGGAGAAGTTGAGGAAGAGTTCATTGCAACTGTTGATAACGTGGGTGCTATCAGGGTTATTAACTCAGCAATCTTTGAACACGGCACAGCATTTATGCAACACATAAGTGCACTACCTAGTCAAGACAGTGAGTCCTTGCCAAGCAATAGACATACGAACGAGCTCATCCATATGTCGTCAACACCTAGAGCCATAGATGATAGCCGTGGTCCTCGTCTATTCCGATACCATCACGGACCACGAGGCAACAAACTTATTGGTTCTGATAACTTCCGCATAGGGTTTGAGGTAGAGAAAGAAGATGAGGTATCGCGTAACAAGTACGCTGCCCGTGTCGTTTCCAAAGAAACTATGTGGTCTAAGGAACGTGATGGTTCACTTTGTGAAAGAAGCGGGTTTGAGTTAGTGTCACCTGTCTATGGACTGTATGAGTCAGTGCTTGACGATGACCTCAAGATGGACATCTTGCGGGAGCATATCAACGCTGACATATCATCTAGTTGCGGCGGTCACGTCCACCTATCCAAGCGTGCCACGACTGGAGAGGAGTTGTTTGACTCTCTATCTTCTTGGATACCAATGATTTACTCACTGTATGTTGGTCGTATCCATCGTCACTACTGCCGAGTCAAGAAGAACGATGACATCATAAACGGAGAGGATAAGTACCAATCAATACGAATCTTTGATGACCGTGTTGAGTTCCGTATCATCTCTGCTGTACGTGACGTTGACAATCTAGTATGGCGTCGTGACTTGTTTCGTATCATCTGCCGCAACCTAGACATCACTCCCTTCTCTGTTGTGTCTATGCTTAGTGACAAGAAGTCCGAACTCTATAAGCATCTTGCCGAGGTGTACTCAGAGTCTAGCATCCGTAAGAAACTTAAACTCTATGCTTTCTTTGCGGACGAACTGCTTGACGTTGAGCATAAGGTAAGTATGGACGGTGTTCGTGCCGCTGATATGTTCTCTAGTGCACAGATTCAACACCTTAAGAACCATCAGTTCAACCTAGGTGATGACGATGGTGCTAATGCTGCTACTATCTCAGCAGTTAGGATAAACAACTCCTTCATTGTATCAGACACAGTTCCAACCTTCCTACCATCAGATACTTTACCCTATTAATTGTAATAACCTATGTGTATAATTGTAGTAAACAAAGAGGGGCGTGACATCGCTGCCCCTATCATTGACAAGTGTATAACTAATAACCCGCACGGATTCGGCATCTATTTCCTTGACGACCAGCGTCTGCACAAGACTATGGATATGGACGAGGCACGCTATATGCTAGCGTCACGCCGACCATACGTAGCCCACTGCCGATACGCTACCGTCGGAGAGAAGACAGTAGACAACGTGCATCCCTTTGAGGTTCAGGAAGATGCGTTCTTATTCCACAACGGAACAGTACGCACACGCCCCGAGGATACAACCAAGTCTGACTCTTGGGCATTGGCTCAACTCATCTCCCGCTATGACCCTATGGGTGATGAGGTACAGCACATCCTTGAGATGACTGACTCACGATTCTGTATTGTCAAGGGCAACGAGTTCAAGTTATTCAATGAGGACTTATGGCACGAGCACGAGGGTGTTATGTACTCCAAGGATAACGTACTGCCATCTGAGTTAGTGTTTGTTTATGAGGCATCACTTCTCAAGCACGACTCGTACCATACTAAGTTTCTTACCGATGCAGGTGAAGCGTATCTAGAAAATGCTTACCTTTACCGACTGAAAAGAGGTACTCTTGTGAAGGGTTGTATGGTACACGAAAAGGATAAGCACATTATTGAGGGCTGTTTGTTCAGCGGCGTCACTCAGTATGACCTCGGCAATCTAGATAGATTCCACGCGGGCGCTAGGCGTACGTCTGTTACTGTCAAAGACCTTGACGGTAATAGTATCCGTGCTATCACTTGGTTGTATGACTTCCCTACTACTGAGTGTGATTGGGGTAGCCACTCTATGGACTTCACACCTACATATTGGCACGGCAACTTGAACCTGCCAGCCACATCAATAGACCCCTTCACCAAGTTCTGCCGCGAGACATATGATAGTTACCTACCTACTACACACACAGCACAGCAGACAGCTAATTGGATGGAGACTAAGAAGTTTAATCTAGAAAGAATAGTCAACTACTACACAGACAAGACGGGATTCGTTCCCACTATCAGTCAATTGAATAACAAATTAATCTATATGTCATAATGCAAGAAGTAAAACGCACATACCGATTCGAGCGCGAGTATCTTAATCACCGCTCAGAGAACTCTAAAGTAGTAACAGAAGTAGAAGTTGACTTCTCTAACAAGACTTTCTTTATTGACAACGTGACCACGCATAACTTCCACGGTCACTGTACCGACTACCACCTACCGAAGATGGTAGCCTCACTTGAAATCCAATTAGAAGCAATCTATGCCGTCCAACAATTACTTTCGTGAGACGTATGACTTCCTCCAACTCCGCGTCGAGGCAATGGAGAAGCACATACAAAAACTAGAGGCCGAGCTTGCTGCCTGCGAAGCAAGAGAAGTACAACAGATGATTGATGAGCGATGCTCAAACGATATGGTATCTTGAGGTTGAGGTCAAGTATCTAAAGAAGAACGTATACTTCTTCAAGGACACTTGGATTATATCTAGGTACGATAACATCAGAGACATCACCCGCTGTGACCATAAGACTTTCCACGGATTCGCTGGACTACACACTAGAATCTATGGTGCTGCTTATAAATCACAGCGGGAAATCATCATCACCAAAATCAAATCTAAAATTCCAATCGGTAAAGTATCACCACAATGAAACTAAACGAAGAACAATTCCAACAGTCAGAATTCAAAATCAAACTGAAAGTAGACAGTAAGTTCTACGATGTAACTGTAAAGCCAGACAGCGATGAGATGTGGGTACCTATCGGAGACACACCATACGATATGTATATGTATGTCGGTACTGATAAGCATCTGAATATCAGTGTGTTGAAGTTCGCTGAGCCGCACGTTAAAGTTAACTTTGAAATCGTATCAATTAAAATCAAATGATATACAAGTTCAACAAGGAGACGCTCACCTTTGATAGGGTGGGCTCTCCAACTAAGAGGCTGTTCGCAGCCATATCACTAACAGCATTACTATCAGTAGCGGGAGGCGTACTGATGGGGAGTCGTGAGATATACACGCCCGAAGAAGTTATCCAAGTAAACATTAATGAGGAACCCTTCTCTGAGCAGGCTCTCGTTAGACTACTGAAGAAGATGAACCTTAAGTATCCGCACATCGCTCTTGCTCAAGCAAAGATTGAAAGCGGTGGGTATAAGTCCTTCTTATTCAGAGAGAACAACAACCTGTTTGGTATGCGTGAGGCTAAGGTCAGAGTCAATATGGCTATGGGTACACGACATAAGCACGCCTACTATGAGTCGTGGCAAGAGAGTGTCATCGACTATGCTATGTGGTGTGCTACCTATGGTGCTAAGTGTAAGACAGAAGACCAGTTCCTCAATCTATTGGCGGGCTATGCTGAAGCATCTCAGTACAAGGAGACAATCATCAGTGTAGTTAACAAGAACAATCTTAAATCTAAGTTCTAATGTCACGTAAGACACGCAAACAAAAGGTAGATGAGGTATCGCAAGAACTCATCAATGAGATGTTCAGAATCGCTGGACATAACGTAACCTTTGAAGACGTCAAAGGACGAACAGATGATTGGTACACCCAATGGACTATCACACCGCAACAGAATGAGGAGTGGAAGAAGTTCGGTGTAGCACTAATCAGAACAAAGCTCAAGCTCCCTAAGAAAATAGCCGAGCTTGAGATGGCACACTTCTCACTTGCTTACGGATTAAAATTTTCAGAATGGTACTAGTATTAGGAGACACCCACGGCAGGGACAATTGGAAGCGGGCAATAGACAATCACACACCCGATAAGGTTGTGTTCCTTGGTGATTACTTTGACTCCTTTGATATCTCTTCTGGCAAACAAGTTCTCAACTTCAACGACATCGTAGAGTATAAGAAGACAGCAGAGATGCCTGTCGTACTTCTTATCGGTAACCACGACCACCACTACATCAAGCCTAGTGATGGCGGTATAGGGACAGAGAGGTACAGTGGCTATCAGTACGCTAATGCCGCTGAGATTAAGGCTGCAATAACAGAACACAGAGAACATCTATGCATTGCACACCTAGACAATGGGTTTCTGTTCACTCACGCTGGGCTTAGCCCCATATGGTTGAGCAAGAACATTCCTGGATATGATATGGATGTAGTTGATAAGCAACTGAATGAACTGTATGCAACTGACTCACGTCGCTTCGACTTCAATGATAGTACTGTCAACCCTTACGGTGATGACGTTAGGCAAGGGCCTCTTTGGATTCGTCCTATGTCTTTATTCAACTCAAATAAGGGGCGGGACAGAGTGCCATACAACCAAATGGTAGGGCACACACAAGTCAAGAGCATTATGGATACAGTAAACAACCCTAAGATGAGTGGCTTCTTTCTTATTGATGCTATGGAAGATGGTGGGTACGTAACTATTGAGGATGGCGTTGTTATCCCACACGTTTTGTAGTATGAAAAACTTTTCTTATCTTTGAGGCGTGGACAACTTTCCTTCACAATGGGACTTCGAAGGCGTGCGTACGTGCCTGTATTGCAGTGAGATGCTCAATGCTCACCGCCCGCTGGACTTGTATTGTAGTGATGACTGTGAGTCCACACATACAAAGACAAGAATATACTAGGCCTCATAGTTTAACGCATAAAACTCTCCTCTTCTAAAGGAGTAATGACAGTTGGATTCTGTCTGAGGCTACAAATTAAATTATTAATTATGAACAAGTTAGAATTCTTAGACATTTACTTGTCACCATTCAAGAGTCCGAAGATGAAGTTCTACTTCGGCAAGACCAAGATTGGTACTCCTTACTTCCTCCCGCGTAAGTTCGTAAAGAACACACCCGAGAACGCACTGAAGGAAGCTAAGCGTAGGCAGGCTGAGATGATATACGAAAGGGATAACAACCCTGAGAATCCATTCACCTCTCGCATACCAACGATTGAATCTATCATCAGTGAGATGAAGTATGACCGCATACCTGTGACCAAGAGATTCTCTATCGACCTTGTGCCATTGGGGTACAAGACTAAGTGGTCTGAGACTGACTATAGATTTGAGTGGTCGCCACGCCTGTCTATTGTAGCCTTTGGTTATCAGTTCGCTATCACTTGGGAAGCGCCAGTTGAATCGGTGTACTACTGGGAGGCGTTCCTTCTGTACAACAATCACATTAAAACTTTCTTATCTGATAAGCCTATGCGGGAGAGGGTTAGTATGTGTAGGGATTTATTCCCGATGTCCTTTACTGAGTACAAGAAGGATAGCAAGAGAACATTCGATGAGTATGATACAATCTTAAAGAAGAAGTACCTATGAAGGAAGACTGCAGCAAGTGTGAGCAGACAGTAGCTAACTGCGAATGCCACATCCCGCTAAGGGAAAAGCACAAGGGTCTGTTCAATATGGTAGACCTATTCAAGAAGATAACATCTAATAAGAAAGGGTTATAGCTGGCACCCTCAAGACAGCAAACAAATTAATTCATTTCAATTATGGGTAAGATGTTTACCGAACAAGAAGTGCGGGCAATGCTTCGTCAAGTCCGCAAAGAAACACGTCAGGAAGTTCTCTCAGAGAAGAAGCGTCCACGTGTGACAGCAGAGCGCGTTGTTGAAATACTCAACAGCACAAACACAATCGGTGGCGCAGCCACAATGCTTGGCGTGACTACGCAGACGATGAGAAACTATATGCGTAAGCACAACGTAACAAAGCAGTACGTTACTCAATGAGTTTCGTAGATACACAGTATGCCTCCCTTGTCAGTTACGCACTCTCTCAAGGGGTGCGGGCTGACAGGACGGGGGTTGGCACTCGCTCGTTTCTATATGGTGCTATCCGCCACGATATGCGTGATGGTTTTCCTGCACTGACAATCAAGCGATTAGCGTGGCATCAAGTAGTCACTGAACTACTTTGGTTTCTACGTGGTGATACCGATATCAAGTACCTAGTTGAGAACGGGTGCAACATATGGAATGGTGATGCTTACAATGCATACCTTAACAGCACTGATGAACCTCATATGACAATGAGTGACTTCATTAAGCAAATCAACAGCGGTGAACTACATCAAGACCTCGGCCCTATCTACGGTCATCAGTGGCGTAAGTGGACAGTAGGTCACGGTGGTATCGACCAGATTGCACAGGTGTATGACTCACTGCGTAACAATCCTTTCTCTCGTAGGCACATCGTATCTGCGTGGAATGTTGGTGACCTCAGCAGTATGGCACTACCACCTTGCCACTACTCCTTTCAGTTCTATGTTACTGAAATGCTTGGAGAGAAGTACTTAAGTCTTATGTGGAACCAACGCTCAGTGGACTTGTTCCTTGGGTTGCCGTTCAACATTGCTTCATATGGTTTACTCCTACATATTATGGCGGATGCTGTTGGTATGATACCGCATATGCTTATCGGTAGCCTTGGTGATTGCCACCTGTATGCAAACCATACTGATGCCGCCAAAGAACTATTGAAGAATAAGACTAGCCGCTACGACTACCCAAAGTTATCTATGTCACCAAGCGGATACGACGTACTCTTCAAGACAATGAAGATATCCCCGTATGACTTCAAGTTAAACGGATACGAATGCTACCCAACAATCAAAGCCAAACTGAACAATGGATGAGGATTTAGGAAGGGTGTCTACAAAGCTTATCATTCTACTTCAGTGTTCGCTGGAGTTAATGGACGAGCTAAAGAACACAGACCTGTACAGACAAGACATCAAGTACGCTATCAATAACCTTGAGCGTAAGCTTGAGTCATCACTACGTAAGCCACTGTCTACCATCGATGATGTGGACGAGAAGGAGGACACGTTTATGGGTATCCAACGTGGAGTACATAAGATGTTAGAAGCATCGCTAGAAGAAATATATATACTACAAGAATGAAGAACGTAGTTATTCTATCGCTGATGGCTGTCGGGTTTTTTGCTGTACTCAAGTTGCTGGGCTGGGATATGTCTTGGTGTGAGGTCAGTGCGCCGATTACCATTCCTTTGCTTGCCCTTATTATAATTTTAACATCAGGAGAAGATGAGAAGAAGTGAGTTTTATAAATCGCTGGACAAGCGAATTGAGCGAACCAAAGAAACCTTTGGTGCTAAGAATGAAGAGTATGCCACTGACTATAACTTTATGCGCAACTTTGATAACGGTGTTGGTATGAGCCTGCACTGTACGCCAGAGGCAGTTGCTTGGGGATACGCCACGAAACATCTTGAGTCCATCCGCTCCATCATTCTAGATGTTGACAACTCTAATGGTACTCAGCTACCAACAGAAGAAAGAATCATTGAGAAGTTCGGAGATGCAATTAACTACCTCATCATCATTGAGGCTATGCTACTAGACCGTGAAGCGCGCAGAGTTTGAGGACGCTATGGAGCGTGGTCTTGACAAGGCGTTCAAGAGGAGCAACGTGACACCGAGTATGTGTATGGCGTACATTCTTATGGAGCTGTCTAAGAAGGCAGAAGAAACAGATAAGAAATGGTAACTTGTGTATTAAAATCAAATGACTTACATTTGAATATGATTTACGGAACAGAGTATTACTTCAAGGTGCGCAACAACGGTAGATATTACTACGTATGTTCTAAGGGTAAGACCAAGGAGCAGGCGATACGAAGACTACTGTTCGCTATGTTCTCCTTCAGGCAGAATGTGAATCAGGGATGGTTCAAGAACAGGATTGAGGAAGTCGAGCATAGGTATAGGATACTTAAGAGTAACTATGAACACCTCATCGTTGAGTGCAGTAAGGAGGACTACATAGAGAATGACCAACAACAAATGTCGTAAATGAATCCAGGAATTGAACAACTAACCGTGAACATTCGTGCTTGGGCACGGGCACGTGGCATCGACAAGGCTGACCCTAGCAGGCAGTTCTTAAAGGTAGCCGAAGAGTTCGGGGAGATTGCAGCAGCACTCGCCCGTGGTAAAGATGAAGAACTGAAAGATGCTATCGGAGATACGTTTGTAACTCTAGTCATCCTCGCTGCTCAGTGTGGCACCTCTATAGAGGAGTGTGCTTACCTAGCATACGAAGAGATTAAAGGACGCAAGGGTAAGATGGTTGATGGAGTATTCATCAAAGAGGGAGAGAAGTGCTCGTGCAAGAAAGCGCAGTTTACACGTACGGTAAATGAGAACTTTGATTTTATGTGCGGTAGATGTGGTAAACCTATTTAACATCAAATGAAAGCAATACTTGAGTTCCAAATACCCGAGGAAGAGCAGGAGTTTATGGAAGCGGTTAACGGAGGAATGTTTAAGCACATCCTATGGAAACTTGACCAAGACTTGCGAGGCAAGTTGAAGCACGGCACTCTTACAGAATGTGAGAGCAAGTGTTACCAAGAAGTACGAGACGAGATACGAACCTCATTACAATCACACAACCTAGAAATCTAATTAACAAACAAAATGAAAACAGCAAAGATTTCAATCATCAACGGTCAGCGCACTTGGACTAACCCACAGGGTCAAGTGTTCTACTACCACTCAATCACAATGGACAACGGGGACAGTGGTTCCGTAGGTTCCAAAGAACAGAACCCCGCTTGGTTAGCAGTAGGTGCTACTATGGATTACGATATTGACGGCGATAAGATTAAGCGTGTAACTCAGAAACCATTTGGCGGTGGAGGTAGTATGCGTGGTGGTTCACGTGGTGGCAACGCATCGTTCGCCCTGTCTTACGCTAAGGACTTCGGCATCGCTAAGATGACAGCAGGTGCAGACGTAGACTCTAAGATGATTCTTGCAGTGGCTTCCGCCTTCAAGAAATGGTTAGACGAAAACGAGTGATACTCAATTGTATTAGTGCAGCTTGTTTGCCCCTACCAACACTTGTTATTTTACTTCAGAACTTGTGGCTATTGCTACCGTTCGTTTTATTATTAATTATCCACGAAAGATTAGAAAGAAAATGGAGCTACTGAAATATGATGAGCTTGTATCCTACAAAGTACAGTCATCAGAACTTGTCAACCACGTCAACAACGAAGTACAGAGTGGACGTATCACTCCGCTGTCTGTTATCGTACGCCTTAAGGCTATGCGGGACGCAATGGAAAAGCTTGAGGAGATGTACCTCGGCGCAGCCATCGAACAGCTAGAAGCTACGGGTGAGACCTCACTTGACATCAACGGCATCAAGGTATACAAGAATGCTGGTGGTCGTTACGACTACTCTACCAACAGCGAAATCAAGGAGCTGTCTGCCCGCATCAAGTCTATTCAAGATGCTATGAAGCAGGCATACGAAGCAGACAAGGCTGGTGCTAACTTCGTTACAGGTGATGGTGAGATTGTCGAGCCAGCCAAGTACATTCAAAACAAGCCTAGCATTACAGTACGATTCTGATGCTTGTATCTATCTTCGCCACCGTTACTGATACTTCCAACCCACAGATGACAACTGTTAATTCTGTGCTTGAGAAGATACGCAGTGGGGGTATGCACAAGAACACCATCCTCACTATGCGGACGATGGATAAGGCTGGACTAAATACAGAGAAGAGAAAGCTACCCGTCATCTGTTTTGGCGGGACTTTCTCCGCTCGCAATAAAGCCTCTCTAACGAACGCAAGTGGGCTGATGGTCCTGGACTTCGACCACGTGGAGAAGATGCAGGAGACGCGAGATAAACTATGCTCACTGCCCTATATGTACAGTGTCTTCACCTCGCCAAGTGGAAGCGGACTCAAAGCTCTTGTTCACATACCGAAAGTAAAGGACGATGCTGAGTTTAAATCATACTTCAATGGCATCTTCTCCAAGGTTCCAGGCATCGACCCATCAGGTAAGGACATCAGCCGTGCGTGCTTCTTCTCGTACGACCCTGACATCTACATCAATCCTAACGCCACTGTCTTTACTGACATACACGTAGAGAAACCCGAGCAGCCTAAGCCTGTCGTAGGTACTGACTACTCAAAGGTTAACATCGCTGTTCAGATGGTGCGTGATAGTATCGATGGAGAGAAGCACATCACCCTACTCAAAGCTGCTAAGCTTATGGGTGGTTACATTGCCATCAAGAAGATAGAGGAGTCTGAGGCTATTCGTGTACTAGAGACAGAGATTCAAGCTAAGAATCCACACAGCTTTGCACAAGCACAGAAGACTATCCGTGATGGCATTGACTACGGTAAGCGTATGCCTATCTCTGAAGCGAAGAAGATTGAACGTGAGACTCGGTTCATTCGTGAGGAGGATGGTAGGTTTAGCTTCCTTGCTAGCGACCAAGATATGGACAGGTATCTCCAAGACTTCATCGGCGGGAGAATAGAGATGGGGTTACCAACACACGTAGGTAAACTCGATGACTACTTCCGACTGAAGAAGAATACCTTTATGCTTGTTGCTGGTATTGACAACACTGGTAAGTCGTTCTTTGTGTGGTACTTAGCCACCATTGCCGCTATGTTCCACGACTGGAAGTTCGTAATCTTCTCCTCCGAGAACAAGGATGGACAGATTAAGAAGAAGATAATGGAGTTCTACCTAGGCAGACCTATCGCTACGGTAAGCAGAGAGGACTTTGAAAGGGCAATGACATTCTTCCGTGACCACTTCAGAATCATCTCTTCTGCACGTAGTATCTACAGTTGCAGAGACGTGCTGGATATGGGAGAGGTACTCTATGACCAAGCTTGGGGAGCGTACGACTGCATCATCATCGACCCTTACAACTCACTCAAGGGTGGCGGTGATTACAACAAGGACTACGAGAACCTGTCTGAGATTCGTCTGTTCGCTCAGACCTATGCTTCTGTATGGGTGTGTGCTCACATTCAGTCTGGCGCTGCCCGCAACAGAGATGGAGATGGCTTCATCAAGACACCAAGTAAGGCAGACATTGAAGGTGGACAGCCATTCGCTAACCGTGCTGACGATATGATTATCTATCACCGTGTTACCAACCACCCCGAGCTATGGATGTACGGTCAGGTGAACGTAGTTAAAGTGAAAGACACGGAGACTGGTGGTAGACCTACACGTGCGGGTGACCCTGTTATGGTGAGAGCCAACAGAGACCAATGCGGATTTACTATGGATGACTACGACCCAGTACTAAACACGTGGCAGAACTACTACGCTATGAATGCTGCTCCTAGGATTGAACCTGTTGAACCTGAAGACATTGTATTCTAATGGATGAATTAAAGAAAGCTATCGACCGCTATAAGGAAGTGGCGGAGAGCGCAAACGTAGAGTCACTGTTGAAGATGAAGGACTACTTCATTGGTATGCTGTACTACCACGGACAGATGGAAGCTGACTGGTCTAAGGTTAGCCAAGGTCTTGAGATGGAGTACGACAAGATTAAGAGCGAGACCTTTGTGTTCCTACGCAAAAGTGGTACAACAGAGAAGATGGCAGACCAAGAGTCACGACTCGCTGCTGTTGATAAACACTACGAAGTTATCTCTGCACTGCACGAGTTCAAGGCACACCGCTCAGCCAAGGAGACTATCAGTAAAATTATAGATGCCATCTCTCAACGCATATCTATTATGAGAAGAGAGCAAGAGTTTAATCAATTTATTAAATGAGAAAATTTACTGTACTTAGCCTACGCCAATACATACTAGAGCTGTCCAAAGAGTTTGACATAGACTTGAACACACGACGTAGGTTCGCCCGCGTTATGATGATAAAGAAGATAGCAGCATACTGCCTGCATCAGCGTGGTGTTACAAAGACTATGATGGGCATAGCCTTTAAGTTTGACAGAACCAACATCCACTACTGGGTAGAGGACATCAAGGGCAAGATGTACATCGAAGACCCCTATACTGTATCTTTGTGGAGACGCATAGAAATGTTAACATCTAATTACTTTTATGATATGGGAGTAGAGGAGATGACAGATTACGAACGTGTCACTCTAGTCAAGGATTTACTTGACGATTTTATTAACGAGAACCTTGAGCGTGTCCCTATGCTGTTAGGCACGAGAACTAGAAAAGAAATACTAGTGGATATGCTCAATGATAAAGCCAACAAAATATGGCAAACGCGAGACGTGTAGGACATCAGTACGAACGTGATGTTGCTAAGGAGTTAAGAGAGCTTCTCGGAGATGCCAAGATTAAAACATCCCGTTATGCCTCGAAAGAACTTGACGACAACAAAGTCGACATCGCAGGGACACAGAAGTACGGACTCAACATTCAGTGCAAGAGATACAAGAATACTCCCAATCTGTTTGAGGTTCTGGGCTCTATGCCAGCAGATGGAGATATCAATACTATCTTCTGGAAGAAACCAAACAAAGGGGAAGTAGTAGTACTCAGTAAGAAAGACTTCTATCATATTATAAAACAACTACTGCAATGTCAGAAGAAACTGAATCAATAAACCTGTGGTCTTTCTCTAGGGTTACCTCTCACGAACAGTGCCCGCTTCAATACAAGATGAAGTACATCGATGGGTTTGAAGAGGAAGGTAATGGATGGGGTGTACTAGGTAGCTACTGCCACGAGATACTAGAACTCTACGCTAAGAAGCAGCTGTCCATACCACAGATGGTGGAGTACTACGTCTCTAACTATCCCGAACCTGTCTTCCCTACGCTGGGCAGAACAGACTTAGCTGTCAAGTACAGACACGAATGCTATGAGTTCTTCAAGAACTTCAAGGGATTCTCTACAGAAGTTGTAGGCGTAGAGCGTGACTTCAAGATGCACATAGAAGGCAATAACTATCTGCGTGGATTCATTGACCTCGAGACCTTTGATGGGGAGAACTATACCAACGTAGACTACAAGATTAGTAACCCATTTAAGGGTGAGGAACTGAAAAAGAAACGTAGGCAGTTGTACCTTTATTCACGGGCTACCAAAGAAAAATTTGGTAAGTTCCCAAAGTTTATGTACTTTTACTTTATTAAAGCTAACTCATACATTCAGATTCCGTTTAACGAAGCGGACTATCACGAAGCGTGGGAGTGGCTGTCACTAGAAATAAACAAGATTCAAAATGCCGAAACGCACCAAGCAAAACCAGACAGATTCTACTGCGGAAACCTCTGTGGATTCAGGTACCAATGCCCCCAAGCTGCAGGCCGCTAACCTTAGCGCATCTAATCTGATTGTGTATATGGCTCTCGCTAAAACAATGCGGGATATGTACCAAGAAGTAGGTCCTTCTCTGTATCAAACAGATAAGTATGTTATGAACCAAATCAATGAGCGGTTCAACAGAATGTTCACCTTCTACAAGGACGCCTTCGAAGCACCGATAGTAGCCGAGCTGTCTAATGCAATGTTAGAAGTAATGAAGGAGTTTGTTAATGACGTAAACAATATCATCTCTGAAGATGCTGAGAGCAAAGCCTAAAGAGTGTCTTGGGTGTGGTGAGCTAACCCTCATCTGGAGCAAGGGGATGTGCAAGTACTGCGCAGCTGCTTCCTCCACCCCAAAACTGAAGAAGACAAAGATGAATACATCTCGTAAGCCGACAGGTGAGATGGCATTCTTCGAGACACTATGGAATGTAAGAGAGCGGGTTTCCTTCTTATCAGGGAAGCCCGTTTCTTTTTCCCCCTCTACCTTCGCACACGTGCTACCTAAATCTAAGTACCCTAAGCTGCGCCTGTACGATAGGAACATCATCTTCTTAACGCAAGAAGAGCACACCTTGCTTGATGCAGGGACTAAAGAACAAAGAGAAAGGTACGCTAAGGAGTATCTTTGTGACTGGAATTCAATCTATAAGCTCAAGGAAGAGCTTCTAAAAGAAACACAGGATGCCGATTCAAAGTAAGTGGTCAGAGCTAGAGAACCACATCGTACCCTTCCTATCCTCCGCATTAAAGAATATAGATATTGCTAAGGCTGTTGCTCCTGAGCTTGATGCTTATGAGTTGAACTCCTTGCGTAAGTATATTCAACGTATGCGTGAGCGTATTAACATCCCCAAAGTAGATAGTGCGGGACAGCAGTATGAGAATGCACTGCGTAAGTTCTGTGATGACCACGGTCTACCGTACGACAGAGTAACATCTGCTAAGTACATCACACACTCAGGCAAGGAGACCTTCAATGTACTGATTGATAACAAGACAGACAAGCAAGAGGAGGTTAACTGGGAGGCAGTGATGGAAGCTGTCTCTAAGAGCGATGAGTTGCACACTCCATCGTTTGCTCCTGGCGATGGTGCTGGAGTGGTGAAGATATCCGACCTGCACATCGGTGCTTTCGTTCGTGATATGATTCGCACTCAAGACTACTCGTTAGACGTTGCTGTCTACCGATTGCGGCAGGCTGCTAACATCGTCAACAACGCTGCTTACAAGACCGTACACGTACACATTCTTGGTGACCTTATAGAATCCTTCACTGGATTAAATCACGCCACCTCGTGGAAGGAAATGGAGCACGGTATCCACGGTGCTAATGCTGTTAAGGTAGTGGCTAGCGTACTGCACAAACACTTCCTATCCCGCATCCATAATCTGGAGACAGTAAAGATTGTAGCAGGTAACCACGACAGAATATCATCCTCCAATAAAGAGGATATGACGGGGCAGGCAGCAGAGCTAGTAGCTTGGGGTCTGTCCTTGATGGGCTATGACGTAGAGTTCAACCCTATCGTTATCACCCATAAGGTAGACGGGATATGTCACATCCTAACACACGGACATCACGGCATCTCAAGACTCGGTACTCGTGACATCGTATGGGAGTACGGAGAGAAGGGATATTTTAATTACATTTGTGAGGGACACCTTCACAGTAGAATCAAGAAACTTGCAAGAGACCACAAGGTACAAAGGGATGACTCATTGGACTTCACACGTTACGTCCTCCCCTCATTTTTCACAGGAAACTTTTACTCCGAGTCCAATGGCTGGACAAGCAACGCTGGTTTTGTCATCATTGAGGACAACGGAGCAGGTAAACCAAACACTTTGGATTATTCATTATGAGTACAGACCTCATTAACGACAAGTATTATGTGCCCGTAGATAGGGTGCAGGATATCGCAGAGAAAGTTATGCAGTCTCAATCTGCTGACAGATACAAGGTAGATGCGCTGTTGCACCTAGATGCACAGATGTATCAGAACCTCGGCAAAGAGTCTACAAAAACAGAGCGGGAGAAGGTCAAGACCCAGTCCCGCAAACTGTATAGACTTATTAAAACTCTGAACGAAGAGATGGGGAAGCGACTACTTATGTATGTCGCTTAACCCTGACCTCTATACTTCTTCTTGTATAGCTTACTAGATTTAAGCTTTGATGTCTTACTCTTGGAGTGTACTCCAGGACGTGCTACCTTAGACTTCTTGCTGAAGGTAGTAACTTCTTTAATCTTTGCCACGTGCAGTTAGGTTATCAATTAATCTTGCAGTACCCATAACCAAAACAACAGTAGCCACAACCATCCATAGCACTCTGTTGATTCTGTTCTTATCGCAGCGGATGATGCTCTTATACACCGTTACCTTACGGTAGATAGGATAGGGTTTGACCACCGTCTGAACAACGAGCTTACCCTTCCCGCCTCTCTTTAATGTGGTGACAATAGTATCATTGGTAATTACTACGCTGTCCTTGAAGTTCACGTTGACAGAGTCCTTGAACTTAATAGCATTAGTCCACAGCGTATCAAACTTGTAGACGATACGTGTGTCGATAATGTCTGGGTCTTTCTGAATGGCTTTACGCATATGCCACTCAGCAGAACAGCTACTGATTAGCCCAATCAGAATAAGGGATGTAATAAGTCTTACCATTGGAGTTTCTTTTTGCTACTAATATTTCTTTCTCTTCTTCCCTTCCCTTGACGATGCCTACGTGTACCCAAGCAGGGTTACCATATGCATCAGGGTGTTCTAAGATTAACTCAGTAAAGGGTAGGTTATCCTTGATGTAGTGGAAGATGTCTCTGTTAGGAATAGAGTTGCGTCCATCCATATCTATGTCGGCAGCAGAAGCTGTTACGTGGAAAGACGTAGCAGAACCATTTACAGCCTTATTAAGAGCACTTGAGCGGTACCAAGAGGAGATGTATACCGCAGTATTGAAACGCTCTCTAACGGGGTCTAAGACAGTCTTAGCGAGGTACTCTGCATTAGCAAGGTGGGCGGCAGTCAAACTGTTGGAGATGCCCAGTCGTTTTGCTGTATGAGACTTCTCTACCTCAGACCTATGGAAGTACTTACTCTCCATCGTACTTGCGCTTAACGTCTTGCTTTACTGAGTCTGCACTATCTCTTAGGAACAGCATCGTGAACCCACCTACGATAAAGACAGAGGCTTCTGTCAGTGAGGCTTTCTCTATGAAGACAAGTACGAAGCAGGCTACAATCATAGCCAGCCCCAGAAGTGTCGTCTTCCAGTTCTTGAAGATGCGTTCTATAAGCAAGTTCACTTTCCCTGTTTGATGTCCTTATTCCACCGCCATAGAGTGTAGCAGAATGAGACAATCATTACAAAGAGTCCTGCAATCTGGTGTACTTGCGCCAGTGTTAACCCTCCTATAGTGAGGCCCCAAGAGGCTGCTACCGCTTCTGTGCTTTGGTCTTTCATCGTTACTCAGTTGGAGCTGCTAAGGTACAAAATGGGTCGTTAGGATTATTTGCGCAAAAGTCTACAGCATATGTACCTTCCCATCCACCGTACCAGTGTACAGCAGAACCTGGGGTAGGCCATACTACCAGTGGTAAGAACTCAGTAGGTACTTCTTGGTAGAAGATAATGTCTACTGCCCATCGTGGGTCAAAGGTGGTGCAGTTGCCTTCAGCATCTTGTGCAATGCATACAGTACCAATCTCGTGTACTGCACAGTTAACGTAGGAGAATACTCCTTCTTCTTCTTGACGCAGACCAGCAGCGTCCATTAGGCTGTTGAAAGATTCCTGTGAGGTGAATCCAAATTTTCTGTACGTTGACATAGTTATAGTGTTGTGAGTGATTGAAGTTGTTCGTTGGTTAGGCGAGTGGTGAATATGGCGGCTTGATTGATTGGGTTGCTTAAATTACGAGCAAGAGAGGAGCTACCTCCTAATTCAATAACTGATAACGAAGTTGGCGCAACATTGGTTGCTGAAGCAAATAAAGAGCCGTTTCGGTAAACTGTATACACTCCAGCATTGTAAGCTATTGCAAACTTTTGACGTCCGAAAGGAACAAGCGTGGCAGCACTTGCTACTATAGCTACTGTACTAGCTCCAGCTGAAGAAACAGCTAATTGAAATTGGTTAACATTTGCACCGCTGCCAAAAATCAATGGTAAAATTGCGTTGGTAGTTTCGGTGCCTGCGTAAACCTGCAACAGTCGCCCATTAGCATCACTTGTTGGCTGGTTGTAATTAATATCAATAAACAAAGTTCCCTCCGTCTGACCAATCCAACTTGACACTCCAGTTTTTGTAGCAACGTCAGCATTTCTTGTAACGGCAGCAGTAGTTGTAGGGATGTAGGTGGTTGGGTAGGCTCCAGCTTCAATTTGTAGACCCCATATAAATACCGTATTTGTTCCAGTTCCTGTGTAACTCTTATTACCCAATGAATCATACAAATAAATAAACGCATTAGCAAGCGTTGTGCTGTTTGAAGTTCCTACCGAAGTGCATCTGTACCATCCGTTAGAGAAAGCGGTAATGCTACCAGAACCACTAACTATTGTGCCATTGTCAAGATTAAAGACGGTCTCACCAGCTCCTATACTACCTTCGTTGTTAGCCCTTAGAGATATTTCTACTCTTTTTGATGTGCCAGCCTTAACAAAAAAGCTGGTGGAATAGACAGTTCCGCTAACCGCACTCATATTTGTTGACCTCATAAAATGAGAACCTACCGATAAGTTTGTATCTTCAAACGTGTCTGCACTCATTGTGCCATCTGGGGCCGTAGTCGTGTTTGGTGTTATTGATGACCTTTGTTTAAAAAAACCCGCATTATCAAACTGCTCCGAGAACGTGATAAGATTCGTCCTCTGTGGTTCAAGCAACAATCTACCAACAGTAGACAAACTACCATCAGCATTTCTATAATCTATTCTTGGTACGTTAAGACGAGTAGTAGTAGGGAAGTATGGTAGTGCTTCTGTTCCTTCTACAAGTTGTGCGCCCCAAATGAATATGGAGGTGGAAAGGGTGTTTACTTCATTTCTTATAGCCGTAGATGAAGATACTACATTGTATAGTATTGAAGGATTTGAAATAGTTGCGGTAGCCACGCCAATAATTACGCAGCGATACCATCCATTCCCAACGCTTTGAATACTTGCAGTAGTAGATGAACCAACCGAACCAACAACCCCGCTATTTAAATCAAAGTTTGCCCACACATTAGTTCCAAAGGTGCTGGAAAATCCTTGTAACT